ATGCAAATAATGGTTTGTATACACCTAAGGGTAACCCAAAACTCAGTATCACAGTTAAAATAATGAATTCACAGGGCAATAATGTTAATAATTCATTGCCACATCCTGCTGATTACTATATAATATCACAAGCAGATGCTATGGCTGTTATAAGTTATACAGAACTACAACCTTATTTGCGAGTGTTAAGCGATGGCATAGAAGCAAAAATACCCACTACGGCATTAAGTTTTGTGTTCTTGCCCACCAATGTTGTTATTAACGTCAACAATAACATAGACTATTTGGCAGAAAAAAGGACAGCACAGCGACAATTAATAGAGAATTTCTAAACAAATAGGTTGACCACAAACCTTTTTTACAGTATATTATACACAATATTAACAAAAACCATAGGAGTAAACATGGAATTCATTAAAAATACATTAATAGGCGTAGGTGCTTTTGCAGTACTATTTGCAATCATATTCAGTGCAGAATACTTGCTGAGAGACTTTGCAGGTTTAACAAGCGAACAAATAGGCAACGTGTTAATGATTGCCGCACTATTAATCATTACACCAATGTTCGGTGGCTTAACTAGAAGTGTATTCAAACTAGACAAGAGTTAATTGATTAAATAAAGGTATGCAATACTTTTATCCGCCTGATTCACTGAGTGGAAACACACCAAACAGCATCAATACCTGTTATCACAATTATGCAAATGCAGATGTAGTAACAGGTTTTTCAGGTAAATTAGGCATAGTTAATTGGTATGCCTGTTTACAGTTATCACAATCACAGTTTTCAGACCTACAGCACATGATTGCCAGTGTAGATCATGTGGTATTAATCAGCACAGAAGAGTTTTGGCCCACACATGCCAGTAGTCGTGCAACTGCCGAAACAATATTAAGCATGTTATCAGATTACAGCATAATATATCACTGTAATCATCATGATCGTGTGCAGAATTTAGGTGTACATAGCACATGGCAACCTTGGATTGCTCGTTTGCCTGTGTTGGATTATGACTATGAGCCAGGTGATCGTGACTATGATTTTGCCTGTTTGTTAGGCAGACAGAAAACAATCAGAGATCAAATAGCAGATGTGTTGTGCGAACACAATGCATTGGTTAATTATGCTGGTAGAGATGGTACCACACTTGACTATGATGTCAGTGGTTTTTACAGTGGTACCAGTGAAAGCAGACATAATTGTAATATTGATCATGAGTACAAAGGCCAACCCAGCATGTGTTATCAACCCGGAGACACACTTGATATCAGTTGTTTGGTACCTCAAAGTGTTTATTCACAGAGTCATATGGATATAATATCAGAAACATTTCCCAGAAATCAATTCACAAATAGTGTATTACTCACAGAAAAGACTGCCAGAAGCATAGCACATGGTAGATTGTTTAGAACACTAGGTCATAATGGTTATTTAGGTGAATTAATTCGCTGTGGCTTTGAACCATTGCCTATATGGCGTAGTGATCATGACACTGGCACACAACAAGATTGCTGGAATAGTTTTGTTGCTGACTTAAATGAATACAGTGGCAATGACTTTGATATGTTGTATGATGAATGTGCTAGAGAATTACAGCACAACAAAGAAGTATATCAATATATAATTAAACATTATCCTAATCAAATACACAAACATTTTGAATTAATTAAATAATTAATTATTATTAATTCTTTATCACACCATTTAATTAATCAATTAATTCATTAATAGAGGTTGACCTTTGCCAGTTTTTCTGGTATAATATATGTATATTAACAAAAAAGGTAGGAGTTTTTATGTTTGTAATAGTAAATAAGAAGAATAATTCAATCCACAGAGAGCCTAACAAAAAAAGTTATGCTAATACTCAGTATAAAACTGCAAGTGCGGCAAAGGCTGGTATTACTAGAACTTTGAAGTATTATGCTAAGGCTATTGAAGATGTTAATAAGGTAGTAGCATTAGGCAAGCCTTATTATCATTCAAGGTTTTGTAATGCTTATGAAGAGGCTACCAACAAAGACTTAGGTAGAACTCATGTTAATGACATTAATAACTATATGGTTATGAGTGTTGAGGATTATGAGTTAATTGAACCTATGGTTGAGAAAACTAATATGATGACTGGCAAGAAGTTTATGGAGCCTATTAATACGCCTCATTACTTGAGTCCAAGTTCAGAAAGTTACTGGAGTGCTTAAACGCCTCTAGTGGCTTGTTCGATTGATAACAGTGGATGATTGATTACATCTTTAATTGGATTATCCACAAACATTCTTATTTGTTCTACTAGATCAAATGTCTGCATTATTTCGCTGTGACCATACGGCATTTCTACTGTTCTAGTTTTACTAAACCCTTTTGGTATGGCTTTTGCACTTGCTATAGGTATTGTGCCATCGTTTTGACTTTTACCACCACCTGCTAATCCATTACCTCTATTAGGTACTGCAACTATATTCTTTACAGGTATAGTGAGATTAATTGAATTTATTTTACGCAGTAATTCACTGCCTGGCTTCATGTCTTTCCAAACATCATCACTCAGAAACCAATTTAATATTCTTGCTGTGGGCGAACCTTGCCATGGAGTTGCTATTGTGAGCAAACCTTTTACATTGCGAACATCTTTGCTAAGCCATTCTGCACCCAACAGTCCGCCGTAACTGTGACCTACAATGTATTTTACTTCGTCTGGGTTTTTGATCTTTTGGAATATTGCATTATGGTCATCACCTACGGTGTAGTCAATTGCCTGAAGTTCTTGATCAAGCCACAGGCTTACATAATTAAAGTAATTACTGCTACTTCCAGCCCCATGTATTAATAATATCATCTACTCTCTGTTTTAAATAATCGAAATAATAACTTTCATGTCCTGAATCAGTCAAATGATTAGGTTGTTCATTTTCACCATCTGCAAATACATCATCCCAATCTGTTGGGTGTTCAATTACAGGATACATAGTTAAAATATCATCTTCTGCTATATGCGGTTGAAAATCATGATGACTAAATATTGTCTTGTAGCCATTTGCTTTATGCCAACCCATCATATGATGCATTCTGCTATCGTTCAATTTTCTTGTGTAATCTACGTCGTTGACTAACATATAATTAGCCATAATATCTAGAACTTCTTCTGAAACTCGGCTCCTGTCTTTGCTGAGTGCATCAGGATTGCTCCAGTTGACTAAATCTTTGTTGTTACCTGAGAGAAGTTTACTTTCTTCTCTGGCACCTAGCAGTGAATTAAAGTTTTGACCGTAAACAAGCGGTTCAGGAAACTGTTCATATTCTTCAATTAATTTGCCGTTTTTTTCATCAGTCCACCATTCTAAGTTTGCTATAGATATTTCTTGGTTCCATGGTCTTTGATCATTTATATCAGTTCGCATCCAACCTCTTGTGTTTGTTGTTGACAAATACAGCAAATAATCTGTTTCTTTGTTAAACGGTACTTCATTTCTGCCAGGCCAATTCCAATTTTTAATTATTGCTTCAGCAACATAATAGATCATGTCGTTATCAGCACCGCCACGGGAATAGTTTTTAATTTCATCTACGCCTAGTTGATCACCTAGCAATCTTATCCAATTAGGTCTAGAATCATCTCTGTCAAATGTACCAAAACTATCTCCTGCTACCCAAAGCCTAGATTTGACCTTCATAGTACTCCCTTTTCCATCTGTAATATAATAAAAATTCCATATCGTATGCTTCCTGTTCTGATAATACTAGATTATTACTTGCAATACCGTATTGTAAGTTTTGTTTTGCATGAACAAATTCGTGTGCAAGTGTTACTCCCCATTCAGGACCTTTCATTGCTATGTGTATCTCTATGAGTTTGTCGCTAGGATCCCATTCACAATATCCATCAAGGCCTTCAACTTTGATTTTATCATGTAGGACCACATTTATCATTGCATCGTAGTGTCCTATGTTTAGTTCCTCTGTAAAGAACTCAGTCATGCTTCTTACAAGTTCTTCTGATGTACCAAAGTTATCATCTAATGTAAATTTCTCAAGTGTTAGTATCATAATTTATTTGTGTTAGTTTTTCTATTACTTTATACTCTGCATCTAATAAATCAGATAATTGTTTGTCTAAGGCGTTTGTACCGTACTTCTCTTTTAACCATCTCTCAATGAAGTTATGAAAGTATCTAGTGTCAGGTGGTCTTGTTCCTATGTGAGCACCGCCCCACTGCTTTGCTGGTAAATGTTTATCTGTTTCTTTAACTTCTATGCCAACAACTTCTTTTGCAAATGGCACTAAATCATTTACATCAACTGAAAACAATTTGTAATCTTCAAAGTTTATGTGTTTGTCAATGTGTGATAACCAACCCTGTGCATGATATTGAGCACTAGGTAACTTAAATATATTTTTGCATAATGTATTCCAAAAGGAATCGTCATAATTAGATGTTGCAGTGACTTTGAGACTGTCGTTAATTTGATCAAATGTAACACCACAATGTTTTATCATTGCTTCTTCTAAAGCATTATCCAATGATGTACTTAATCCACTTGCTAATCTTTCTAAAGGATCTCTTGTTATAATAAAATGCTTCATGTCTAAGTCTAATAACTTGCAAGTTTTTAAGAATGTTATATATTCAAACACATACATTCCTAAACGTCTATTACCTTCTTTGTAACTGCCGTCCTGGATTTGTTCGTGACACATTCTATTGTGATTAATGCAACCTCTTGTCATGTCTTCTATGGCAGGTAAAGGTGTCGCAAACAACCATCCTGTCACATCAAAGTCTGTGTAAGAACTTACGTCAGTTTCTTCTTTTTGCATCCAATAGTGGTTGTGGAAGTTTGTGGTTCCGTTCTTGCCTCTAGTGAAAATTGATATATTTTTGTCTTTATCATAAATGAACATGCAAGTATTTATAAACAATAAATAATAGGTATATGAAGAAGCGAATTATTATCATTGGCGACAGTTTTTCACTAGGTGTAGGTGCTGACTTTCCAGAACTATTTGACAACGCACACTGGTTAGCACCAAAGATTGATAGCAATTGGTTCGATGATTGGAAAAGAATATCCGGTGATCTTATCAACGATCAACAATTACAAAGACTCGATAAAATTAAAGAAAATGAATCTCTTTTAGAAAATCAAAAAAGACTTTCAGCACAGTACATAGAATGGACAAAAAGTGTATTCAACACAAAATATTTTGATATCTTAAAAGAGCAAGACCCATTTTGTAAGCCAGAATCTAAAGACTTGATGCCTGGACTTAGAACTCAAGGACACGCCTTAAGACACTACCCAAACACATGGAGTAATCAATTAGGCGCCTTATTACCAGACACTGATGTAATAAATCTTAGTTCCGGTGGTAGTAGTATGGCATCAGTTGTTTCTGCTTTATCAACTTTTATCAGCATGGATACTCAAAGCAATGAATATGAAACATTAGTGTTCTTTCAAGCACCAGACCCTTGTAGAAAGCAATATATTACAACTGAACATGACTACAATACTTTAGTATCCGAATTTGAATTTGCAGACCAAGAACTCGAACAGAAATTGTCATATTTTAGGGATTATAATGTAACTCATAGCGGTGATATGCATATCGGCCAAAACAACTATAACTTCGCCGCACACAATACTGCCTATGTAGTACATGACTTATATATTGGTGAATGGTTTCAAAATATCTTTAATGCTCAGCAAATATGTAAAGCAAATAATTTCCATATGGCATGGTGCTCTAGCCAAGAACCCGCTGATCATATAGAAACAAACAAAAATGACTTGTTTCCTAATGTTTTAGATTTAGATATTAGACTAGACAGGATGCCACACACAATTGACAAAGAATTTGCGTCGCTTGTGGCATTGCACAGAATTCTTGGTACAAAAAACCTAGATTTCTCTGATATTTACTCAGGTTGTATGCATTTTACAGGTAAAGCACAGACTATTGTAGCAAACTACATGGCTAAGTCATTGATTTCTAACGAGGAATTTTGGTGGCAAAAATAGGTTGACCTATGCGTTTATTGTGTTATAATAGTTGGACTTTTTAGCAAATAGGATTCAAAATGCAAGTTTTAGTTACAGGACCACGAGGCGGTGCAGTTCAACTAGATCTACATGCTAATATTATGTTAGCAGTAAAAAGTTTTGCAGAACAACTAGGCATCAACCGTCTAAAAAGCACAATTCAAGTTCGTTTACACAACAAAGTGTATTTAGATATGGCTGATGGCACAGAAGCATTGTGCGAAAGTCTAGACGAACGCAACTTTATTATAGATGTTGCCATGTTCAGTAACTGGGTAGTCAACCTAGCACACGAAATGGTCCATGTAAAACAGTTTGCTCGTAACGAAATGGACGCAGGTCTTACTCGTTGGAAAAGCAATCAGTACGCAGGCAACATCGATTACTGGGACCAGCCTTGGGAAAAAGAAGCAAGGCGATTACAATTCAAATTAGCAGAGGAGTTTTCTAAAGCCTGAGTGGAGGAATTGGTAGACTCAAGGGACTTAAAATCCCTCGACTGAAAGGTCGTGCCGGTTCAAGTCCGGCCTCAGGTACCATTTTTAAATTCTGCTCGTAGCATAACGGATAATGCAACGGCCTTCTAAGCCGTAGACTGTAGGTTCGAATCCTACCGGGCAGGCCAAACTAGGGCCTCTAGCATAACTGGTTAATGCATCCGACTCATAATCGGCAGAGTACAGGTTCAAGTCCTGTGGGGCCCACCATTTTTATTAATCAAAGGAGAGACAAATGGAAATTTTAGCAGGATTAGTTGTTGTAGGCGTATGCCTAACTGTTTTAATGATGTACATTGCATTAATTAGTGAGTAAGGTGGAGTTATGCACACAGTAATTTCAAACAACAAACGTAAAGTAAGGAGATTAGCAATGACTAACTGTCATTCGGATCTAGATGTACTAGAAAACCTTTTAAGCACACACGATTGGTTCTATATGTATAGCGATGATCATCGTGCGTGGAGAAAAGGCACAGATCAAGCAAGTGATATCCGCAGGCAAATAGATATTTGTTGCGGTTTAGGTTTAAGCGAAGAAGCAAATTTATTGTATGAGCAGTATCAACAGTACAAAACATAAAGTGCTGTTTTGTGACTATCAGTTTGTGCTAGGACACGATGGTAGCATTACATTTGATAGCGAACTGCAATTAGCAAACATAGATGCTAAGGTTGGCGAAGTGTACGAAGCACAGGAAAGGGACGGCCGTGTGGTCTTTGTTAAAATACAGAGGCCATACGCCGTTGTACCTTTTCCACCAGGACCCGGTTGACATAAAGTTACTCTTATTATATAATATGTGTATATTTTAAAGTTATAGGAGTAACTAATTATTATGGAAATATTTAAATACAATGAAGTAACAAGGAAACCAAATCCTTTAAAAAACTTCTACGCATTAGACAAGAAGAAAGATACTATTCGATCTTTAACTGCTAATATAGAAAAACTGCAAGGTGCTAGGAACTATAAGAAAGTAAAAAAACTTATGGAAGATGAAGGCATGCAGTTTGATGCTAAACTATTACCACAGTCGGACATGATTGCATTGGGCGAGTTTGACAAGCCTGGTGCTGGTATATCTGAAATGGTACAAAGGCAATTAGATACTGCTCACTGCGGCAAGATAATTAATCCTGCAACATACAATGAGGCATTATCGCAATCACTGTATGCTGTAAAGAAAAGTGATGGGTGCTTTCAATTAATTGATGGTCAGCATACTGCTACTGTTATTGCTACACTAGTCAAAGACGGCCTAATGGCTTTTGATGGTGACTGGCAAGATCTAACACACCCTACACTTTATATTGAAACAGATGACTTATCATTTGCACTAAAGGCCTTTGCACTTATAAATGGTAAAGGTAAAAAGAAGATATCAGCATACAAAGAACTAGAAAATGCTGTACAGGTTGTTAGAGTTTGTGGTAACACAGACGACGAGCAAGATGTTTTAGTTGAAAAGAAAGTGTCTATTGCACAAAACAATAATTGTTTTGCTGTAGAACAAAACTCAGACTTATCAACAAAAGCAGGAACCTTTACACATATATCTAAGTTCTTGTCACTTAATGAAGATGTAATTGAAATGGCTACTAAATGGCATGACGATTACTTTCATTATAATCCTGTAAACGGTGCTCTTTGGTTCTTGTTTGGAGACTTACACAGAGGATTCAAGACTGCTAAACTTAAAATAACAGATGAGTTCTTAGAAGAACTTGCAGGCATGTTGCAAAACTTGTTTTCAGACTACGAAGAATATCATAGCGAAATACACACAGCATGGAGAAAGTTTACTAAAACAAAGTATGGCACAGAATATAATTGGAATGACGATGCTATCGCTGTAGGTCTAGTACAACTGTATAAAAAGTTTGGTGGTACAGCAGACGTGCCAGGATACATGCTAGACGAGTTTAATGAATATACTGCAGGTAGTTCGCTTATAGACTTCTTACCTGATTATATCACAGAGCAGTTTAATGACTAAGTATCTTTACACAATAACTGGCTTTGATAACAGGCCTGGGTTTGGTATTACATCAAACGTAGACAGCAGAGCAAGACAGTATTCATCGCACCAAGGTAGAATAGTTGTGTTGCCATTTGTTTGGGCAGGTCCACCTCCACAGATAAATGCATTAGAGAAAGTGTTAAAGCGAGACAAAGAGAATTTGTTTCTTATTGAATCCGATTCGGGTACATGGGAAACAGAGTGGATGGGAGACGATTGGAATATAGATAAATTGGTAACACAAATCCAAAATATCATAGCAGATCGCTTTCCGTTGGTTAAATTAGAATACACGGATTATGACTTTTCGGCTTAAATAGGTTGACATTGTGTATAATCTGTGTATAATAGTAGATAATGTGCAAATAATTGCACAGAATTTTAATAATGCTAATAGGAGGTCATATGACTACAGCAACATTAACTAAAGAAGCAAAAGTATTAAATGCTTTGCAAGAAGGAAGAACTTTATCATCTGCACAGATGAAATCATTCTTCGGAACAGGAAACCCACAGGCAGTGATTCAATCACTAAGATTCAAAGGTTTCCCAATTTACCTTAACACAGTGACTGACACTAAAGGAAGATCAAGAAACGTTTATAGACTTGGTACTCCATCTAGAGCAGTTATTGCCGCAGGGTATAAAGCAATGGCTAACGGCCTTGTCTAATCTTTAAGGTTAACAAATCAAAAGCACTCTTCGGAGTGCTTTTTTTTGATAAATATTAATGTAACGCAAGTTACACTCGTTCATTCACTCTAAATGTAGCAGTGAACGGAAGTAGTCAAAAGACGAAGGAACGCACTGAACTCGTTCATCGCCACTCTAAATGTAGAGCGACGACGGAAGTAGGTGAAAACTGAAGGAACGCATCTAACTTTAATTAGGAGGATGATATGACTAATCAAAACGCACAAATTAAACGTGCAGTCAAACTAGCCTTAAGAAGAGAAAAAAGAAAATCTGATTTGCAGGAAAAATTCTTTCCTCGTATGGTCACTAACTCTAAGAGAAAATCTGAGTTACCTGATTATATAACAGATAATCCTTTCTATCCTTAAGGTTGATAAAGCACCTCGTAACAGGGGTGCTTTTTCTTATATCATAAATACAATTGACTACATACAGTAGATCGACCCACCACACATTATTCTAGAATAACAATACAAACAGTAGGAGAATAATATGTTAGACCCACGAATAGAATTAGCAAACATGGTTTTTGAGATGAGAGAGAAACTTGTGGAAATTGAAATGAAACTTTGGGATATTCCACATCATGAAGAACCAGTAGCAGAATACGACGCAGTATTTACTGCACCCGCAGAAGGCGATTACTTACACCCAATGACACCAACTCATGAGAAGCCAGAAGGCTTTGGCATGGACGCATATTGGGATGAATGTATGCAATGCTGGATGGAACCAACACCATATGAATGGGACGAATACAACTATTGCTGTAATGCAAACTGTGATGTCTCATATGACATGGAAGCCAATACATGGGTAGAAGGCGAAGACTGGTCAAACCATTATGCAGATGATTGGTATGCATTTCCAGAAAGTAATGTTGAATTTGTAGAAGGTGAAGTACACCATGACGATCATCATGAAGTAGAAACAGCACCAGTTATAGACCCGGCTCCAATGACTGACGAAGCACCTGCTCCAGAAGGAAATATTGCTTAATTTTACAAAATTTATATAATTTTAAAGGGTCTTTACGGCCCTTTTTTTACCCACCGCCTTTTAACCTACCTAACGACACCATAGAGTGTTCAGAATTCTGTAACAATCTGTAACAAAAATGTAAATATTACTGAAGGAAAATTAATTTCTTCATACTCTTGGGCAAGAGTAATATAGAAAGGAGGTATTCATTTATGGATAACGCAATGAAGATGGTTGGAGATTTCGTCTCTGGCCTAACAACAATTTTCGTCAGCCTTTTAGGATTAGGTATCGTTGCTAGTTTAGTATTCGGTAGCACATTCTTTGTAGGTGACGTAGTTGGAAACATCACAGCACTCGTATCAGGCTTAGGTGAAGGCGGCTTAGTCGGCTTAATCGTAGCCATTGTTATCATTCATTTATTGGGAGATAAGAAGTAACGATACAAGGTTGGGGTGGCCTTAACCGCCCCATATAATTATAACAACAAGGAGAATATTAAATGATTAATACATTTAAAAATGTGTTTGCAGTACTTTTACTGTCAACATTAACAACAACTGCATACGCAGGTGCAAAGGTAGGGGCAGACAGCGACTACATTTTTAGAGGCGTATCACAAACAGATGGCGGTGTATCTGCTTGGGCAGAGTACCAACACCAGTTTGGCGACAGTGGTTTTATGGCCGGTGCATGGCTTGGTCAAGTTGACTATGCAGATGGATCAGATTTAGAAACTGATTTGTATGCCGCTTGGACTAACGGTGACTGGATGGTCGGCTATATCGATTACAGTTATAATGGCGACGCAGACTTAGACGGCAGTGAGTTCTTTATCAGTAAAGAAATCATGGGCGTATCTGTAGACTACTACTTAGGTCAAGATAACTACACAGACTACTTGGAATTAGGATACTCATTTATGGGTGTTGATGTTTCTTATGGTATGTGGGACGAAGTAGGTGATAACTGGTCAGTGTCAAAAGGCTTTGACTTACCATTAGGATTAAAAGGCTCACTGGGATATCACAGTTTTATTGCTGACGATGGTTCTTTATTAGAAGACGAAGACAGTATTGTTTTTGGCGTAAGCAAACAATTCTAAACAAACACACTAAAATTAAGCCTCGTTTACATACGGGGCTTTTTTTTGATCGATAAATATTGGTATGCACATTCCTTTATCAACAACAAATTACGAAGACTTAGTTGAAAATGGACTATGGATTGTAGTAGATCCTTGGTCAAAACAACCTAATCATGACGATGCAGAAATGAACTTAAACATTTATAACAAAGTATTTTTAGGGCATTTGAAAGAAGAATTAACAAAAACGCATGTTTATAAAGATGACAGGATTGTTGAAATCAAATGCAAGAATGTGATTAATTTTATGCAAAGTCCAGAAGGGCAAATAGATCCAAGATTTTTAGAATACACTCATATTGATAATCAAGAGTCCTTGTGTTCTTATATACTAGATAATTCGTTTATGGATTTGATTATTTGCGGATTGCATTACGGTAAGTGTGTAACAACCACAGCAACTATTTTACTTGATGCTATTATGATACACAAAGAAAATCAAGAACCGACTCTTCCTCAAAGAAAATTGTTTATTAAAAGAGATATGTGTTGTTTGTGGCCAAATGATGAAATAAGTATGCATGATAGAGTCTATAAACAAATGGCTTTGGAATTAATATAATGAAAACCTTTCACATATTACCAAAATACTATTTTGAAAATTTAGATATAGCAGATAGAATGTTTGATGTGCAAAAGTTCAGAACAGGTTTAAATATTACACCTGATTGGCTTTGGGCACCTAAAAGTTTTCCTATAGATTTAGAAACAGGTGACGACTTTACTGAAAATGATATTTTAATGTGGAAATATATTCACAGTGAATTCGAAAGCAGATTACAAGATATATGTGAATTCTCTGGATATAATCCTAATGATTTGAAGCACGTTTGGTATCATTTACAAGAGGATATATGGGATCCAGATTCACCTGGTGCCTTACAAAACGACGACATTCACAAAGATGTATTTGAAAATATGACAAAGGTTATTAATCTGCAGGTGTATATGGGCGAAACAAAGAAAGCAGAAGACGAAGTGCTTGGCACAATGTTTTGGGAATATGTAGGTGACAACCCAGAAGAAGATTTAGGTACTGCATTTGGCGAATATTGTGTTGCCAACTCGCCACGCAAATTTAACTTAATAGATCATGCACCGTATAGAAAAAATACAGCAATAATATATAATCCAGGTGTAAGCGGTAATTGGCATTCTGCACCAACACACAAGGTTTTATTAGATAATGATGTGCCTTATACTGTAAGGAGAAGTATTATTGCTAGATACTGTTTTAATTAATCATGGACATTTCACATTTTTTATATGACGACGTTGGTTTAAACAAAGAATCACATCGAGTATTCTATGTAACTGAACCTAATGAAAGCGAATCATTTATCAAAGAAAGAATTGAAAGTTCACAATCTTGGATTAATTTTAACAACATATCATGTTTTCTTTATCCCAAAGGTGCTCATAGTATATTAAGAAATTTAGTAAAAGTATCTGGATATGAATACACCGAAAGCAATGTTCCACATCACAATAAACAGGTTATTCCTGTTGTTGAGCCGTTGTATGCATTTTTTGGTGGATACTTTTCAGGTACAGGCTTTGATGATACCGTACGATCACAAGATGAATTATTAAAGTGGTTTGACGATATTACAGGTGAAATAATACTTGGTAACATAAGATTAGAGCCGCATTTGATATCTTTACCAAATAGGCTTTTATTGGCTTACAACGATTATGAGTTTGATATTAATAAAGTAGAGGTATTAGATACTGGACGACATGGTATTTCTTATTTTATTCGAGATAATTTTGAGCATCTTGACAATGATCTAAAATTGCGATTATATGAATCAGCATTAACACGGTCACTCATTTCACCTTACTCAATGATTATATCAAACACATTTTATAAATGGCAACGTGATAACAGATTTAAAAATCATCACCCAGCATTAATAGATATTTTTGCTAATGAATACAAATTATATGATTACTTTAGATTAAAATCAGCAACAGATCATGAGAATAGGAAAGGTGCCTGAGTGGTTTAAAGGAGCAGGTTGCTAACTTGTCGTACGGCTTATACCGTACCGAGGGTTCGAATCCCTCCCTTTCCGCCACATAATTTGGCATAAGTATAGTAATGACAGAACTAAGACACAGTATACACGATTTGTATGACTATTTGCAGTTTGATAAAAGCATTCAAAATTCATGGAAAACAAAATTAAAGGAAAGAGATGTCTGGATAAATTTTAACAACAACGACGGCAATGACTCCACAAGCAGTTTGTTACTTTATCGCAAAGGCAACCATGATGCATTTAGTCAGTTGTTTGATAGGTATTATTCGGAACATAGCACGAGAGCATTTCAACCAGAGGGCAATTTAAATTGGTATATTCCTTATAAAGATCCTGTAGATAAATTACTAGGCGGCTATCTTTCTAGCAATGATTTTGAAGAAGTTAGTCATCTATTCAAAGCAAAAGGGTCAGAAAAACCAAACATTTATAAAGATTTAGAACCATATCTTATAAAATTTGTAGACAAAGTACTCGAGGGTAATGTTGTTAAATCTAGTATGTACGACCTGCATTTGACACCGTTGTCTATTACATTAGAAAATGCATTATTAGAGAGACCTGCGTTTCTTTTAAGAAGGCTTGTAGGTTTAAACTTAGATACAAGATCAAATATTTGGCCATGTATATACAGGCCAATAGTACAACACCAAGATAATATTACACAAGACCTTGTAAAAACTTTTGTTAATAGAAGATCTCCATACAGTGAACAAAAAAGATATTATCTACTAAAGTTCAAATACGATCACGCACATAAGATTAGAGAATTAGTGCATGGTGTTCTATATAATGAATATAAGTTATTAGACTTTTTTGAGCATCATATGTATATCAAGAGCAAATTTTACAATGGATGAACTACTAGAACTAATCACAGAACCAATAGACGAGTCAAGTGTAGCACACATACCTCCACATGAGCGTACACCATATCAAGTTACTATACCATTGTGGAATAAAAACATAGGCAAGCCAAAAGCAGTTGTAAAATTAATGGAAATGATTGTAACATCTAGACGCATGCCTGTTACAGATAAACAAGATTACATGGAAGAGTTTGAACGTTTCTATTTGGAGTATGCAGACGTATTACTAGAACATTTGAATCTACGTTGGCTTTTGAGTACTGTAGACACATTAATAGATGTATACCCAGACCGCAGTTACATAAAAAGTAATCTATTAATGATAAGCAATGTACATAAGTTCACACTGGTCAGCGACAGCCTATATCATATTGTTACAGGTGCAACGCACACACAAGACAACATAATAGACTTTATACCAGAAGAACAAAAGTTAATGCAAGACCCAGAACATTATGGTACAAAGAATATTCAACTGTATGAAGATGTATCTACTGCTAACTTGTTTGCACATGATATATTTACTAACGCAATTACAAGAACATTCAGAGTAATACAAAACGACCAAATAAGTTTTGGTCTGTGGAAAGCATGTATGAAACGTTTATGCGAAACAAACAGCACAATAGCACTAGCAGTTAGTCTATTGGAACCACATATAAAAAAACAAGTCCAGCCAGGACAAGGTCCAGGATGGTTGACCTAAACCACAAATTTTAGTATAATATACATAACTTAGACACAAAGGCTGAAAGCAGTAGGCAGTGAGTGTCAAAGGGTTCTAGGAACCTATGTAGAATTGTACAGCAGAGTAACAGAATACTTTATTGTACATGAGCAGGCCCGTGTGGTATTTCGTAAATTGAGTTAATCTCTAAGTGTACCGCCTGCTCAATTTTGCTCCGTTCGTCTAGTAGTTAGTAACCATAGAAGGCGAGTTTTATATTCGCCTTTTTTTATGACATCATAAATAATAGCATGTCAGATAAGTTGGAAAAGATAATTGGCAAGATTGTCATGGACCTAATGCTTGAAGCACATGCCAAAGGCATTGCATTAAGTTATGAAGACATTTGTAAAATGGTAGGCATACCTGAACAAGACATCACAGACAGTAACGCATACTTTACAATAAACGACGAGTTCATTGATGCCGTATCTGACAAAGATGTTAGGGAGGCTATGATTGAAAGAGCCTTCTCTACTTTACACTAGAGAAAAATATGCCTAAAAAAGAACAGAGTCTAGACTCTATACAAAAACGACAACAAACATATGATGAAAAATGGGGACCATATCAATTACATAAAAGGCATTGTACAGAGTGCAAAAAAACTTTTAAGTGGGCAGGTAGATCAAAAACAAAAGGATACAATAGAGCAATGTTCAACAAAAATTGCGAAGCCTGTGTTAAAGAATCTATCAATATTTAAAGCAGGCACAATACTTTTTGTTGCTTTAATTATAAGCAGGCTATTACCATTGCCTGCAAACAGTGAACCATTACTTGGGTTAGCAGTTCTTACACCTTACCTTACTAAAAATAATTTAGCATTCTTATTACCTTTGGGTATAATGTTTATAAGTGATTTGTTTTTAGGATTTCATAACAGCATGTTAATCACATATTCAGCATTAGCATTAGCACCATTTATTAGCAGAATGTTAGACAGCAAGTACATGTCTTTGTTAAGCAGTTGGTTAGTATGGCATATACTAGCAAACACAGGACAATGGTTTCCTCCATTCAGTCCAGAAGCATTGCTGTTTGATATTAGATTTTTAATCAGTGGCTTATCAATTGTTGTACTATATGATCTAGTACAAAAAATTACTTCAACTAATTTACAGTATAATAAATAACAATACAAAGGGGAATTGGTGAAATGGGATCACGGCTCCCTTGCACGGAGCAGTTAAGAGTTCGACTCTCTTATTCTCCACCACACCAAGGATTAATATGGAATTTAACATTTTATTTTGGCTAATGACTAAACACATAGTTGCAGATTACTATATGCAATACCCATGGATGTTTAAGTATAAAGGAAAGTACGGACATCCAGGCGGCGTAGCACATGCAGGCCTTCATGGTTTATTCACTTTGATTATATTATTAAATTTTACAAGTCCTTTGGTTGCATTTTTATTATCGTTCATTGACTTTGTTTTACATTATCATATAGACTATGCTAAAAACAAGGCATGGAACAAATATAATGTATTACCATCTGATCAAAAGTATTGGGTAATACATGGCACTGATCAATTAGCACATGGCATGACTTATTTTTTAATTGTACATCTATTGGCTCACGGACATGTTTGAAAAGTTAGTAAAGTATATTGAAGACACTGAACTAACTGTTTTAGAAGGTGCAACAATAGAGTTTGAACCATACCAATATAAACTTTTGGTGTTAGAAGATGTACTTACTGACGAAGAAATTAAGACTATAAAACAAGTACAAGACGATCCATATACTAAAAGTTATGAAGTATATGCTCATCCACCAGAGACACATAAAATACAAAGAGTTAGAACAGACATCTACGATATTCATAATATCAGCATTGAACTGCAAAAAACAATGCAACCAATAATTGACAAATTTAATTTACCAGGAATTAGAGTACCAAATGTTAGCATGTGGAAAGATAGTCCTGGCTTTATTCTATTGCCACATTGCGACCAAGAAGTGCTTGACGTCACTATGCAAATATATTTAGATAATGATTGCGATGAAAGATGTGGTACAACATTTCTAAAACCAGTACTGGAATTAGATCACGGAGAAGAACTTTTAACTACTCCTTATAAAAAAGGCTATGGTTATATACTTCTAAATACAAATAAAGAATTACACGGCATGATGAATAGAGTTGCTAATGGCGACTCAAGATCCAGTTTGTATGTAGTGTACGATAAAATATAGGTAATTAATAGTATGACAAGCAAAACACAAATGACCAAAAAGCAGTTGATTGACGCATTGTCATCTGCAGAACAACGCATAGCAACCTTAGAATCACAAGTTGATGTTTTAGAAAAAGAAAAAGTTCACATTGGTGCTAAGTTATTAGACGATGAACAGTCCAATATGGTCAATATTCTTAAATCTAAAATAGAAGAGTTAGAAAAACATAGTAAAATAGATGAAAGATAATCTAGTTGACTTGACTGTTTATAGAGAAAAACTCAAAGAAGCAGAATCTATAAACAATGATATATTGTTTAATGAAACAATTGATGATGTAGTAAACGACTTAACTAAGTTTATGGTTCATTTAGGTATGGACTTAGACGTAGACATTACTCACGAAAGTTTTGCTGTATATTGCAGTACTGCCGCAGGTTACTATAAAAAAGCATTGAGAGTGGCTTATGGTTTAGAAGAATATGATTCTAAAACACTAAATTCAGATACTAGTATATGGGATCTCATAGAGGAAATTAATAATAAAAAAGACGACGATGAATAAAAACGAACAAGCAAATTTGAAAAGACTAATATTGGATTATAATAGGAAGCCAAGTTTGTCACCTGCATTTGACAAGTTGCTAGATACTTATATTAAAAGCGGAAAGTACATGTCTGTAGAAAGATTGCAAGTGTTACGAAATGATATAGTGCAGAACTTAGTAGAGTACGCCAACAAATATAAAATAAGTAATGTTTGTGTAGGCATGAGCGGAGGCGTAGATAGTGCCTTGACAGCCAGTTTATTTAGAGATGCTGGTTATCATGTAATAGGTGTAACAATGCCTATCAACCAAATTGAAGATGAAACTGATCGCGGTATAGAAACTTGCCACGCATTAGGAATTGATCACAGACACATAGACTTAACAGAAGCATATGAAGATATACTTAAACAACAATACAAATTAGATGCTAGTTTGATTAGCGATGATCACTCTAGTAAGATTAGAAAAGGAAACATTCGAGCCAGATTGCGTATGATTACATTGTACAATCTTGCTGGTGCGAGTCAAGGCTTTGTAGCAAGTACTGATAATTTTTCAGAACTTGCGGCTGGGTTTTGGACACTACATGGGGACGTTGGCGACGTCTCGCCTATACAGTCATTAAGTAAGAGTTGGGAAGTTCCTGCTCTTGCGGAAATGCAAGGTGTACCAGATAGTGTCGTATTTGCTGTGCCCACAGACGGACTAGGGATATCTAGTTCTGATGAAGCACAGTTTGGGTTCAGTTATCTTGAATTTGATTTAGCCTTATTCAAGATACTGGAAAATATGGACGGAGTTGAATTTGAGCAAAGTGCCGCCGACATTGCCGGATTCAAGAATGTAGAAGACAAATTAATAGTACACGATGTCATTAGCAGAATTAAAGGCACAACATACAAAAGATATAATCCCTACAATCTAAAACACACGTTCGAAAAAGATCGTTACGATCAACTAGAAAAACTAGATAACCAATTAAGGAGATAACCATGGATCAATCTACTATCGGTATAGTTGTTGTAGGAATAATTTTAGCATTTGTTGTTTATAAATCATTTTTTAAAAAAGATGAAGTAGTAGAAAGCAAACCTGCACCTAAGCCTACACCAGCACCAGCACCTGCCCCAAAGGCACCTGCTACATCTAAAGTTCCAACAGCCGCTGAGTTGAATAAAAAGACTAAAGCAGAGTTAGAACTATTAGCAAGAGATAATGGAGTTGAATTAGATTTGCGTAAGAAGAAAGCAGATTTAGTAAAACAAGCCAGAGACTCTTTTAAGTAAGCAATACGGACCAAGTATTCAGTAAGCAGGCCTAGTGCCTGCTTTCCTTTGACAACATTTTCTAAGCGATAAATACTGCTATGCTAAACTTATATCTATGCCAGCCTAACTTTCGATTTGGTATTGCTGGTAAAACTGGTTATTGGATTCCTTACAGCATTGGATGTTTGTGGAGTTATGCTAGTCAGTTTGAAGATATAAAACAAAATGTAGATCTCAAGGACATAATATTCCGCAGAGAAAATGTAGACACCTTAGTTGACAGACTAGAAGACCCAGACATTATTGCATTCAGTTGCTACATGTGGAATTGGGAATGGAGTAAAGCAGTTGCTCAACGTGTTAAACAACGTTACCCTAAATGTAAAATAGTATTTGGTGGACCACAGGTAACTGACAGACCAGAAGAGGAAGAGTTTTTCAAGCATCACAAATATGTAGACTCAATCAGTTTAGCAGAAGGCGAACAGAGTTTTACAGATATCTTACGCAATTTAATTAGTGGCAAACTAATAGAAAAGATATACAACTATCCTAGACTAGACGAACTAGACATACCAAGTCCTTACTTGACAGGTGTGTTTGAAAAGATAATAGCAGACAATCCAGGTGTACTGTGGAACGGCACATTAGAAACTAATCGCGGTTGCCCTTTTGCTTGTACATTCTGTGACTGGGGCGGTTTAACTTACAGCAAACTTAAAAAGTTTCCTGAAGAAAAAGTGTTACAAGAATTACATTGGATGGCACACAACAAAATGGATTACGTTACAATAGCAGACGCAAACTTTGGTGTGTTCACAGATAGAGATATGAAGTTCACAGAAGAACTTGTAGAACTACAAAAAGAGTTTGGTTATCCACAAGTAGTAGACGCCACGTGGTACAAGAACAGTTCAGAAGAGATTATGGAAATTGTTAAGAAGTTTATTAGTAGTGGCTTCAACAGAGGACTAACTCTAAGTGTACAAAGTATGGACATGGATGTACTAGAAGAAATTAAAAGACGTAACATGGAGTTTAGTAATCTAAAACATATATTTGATATATGTAATAGAGAACAGATACCTAGTTACACAGAACTCATACTAGGCTTACCCAAAGAAACATTTGAAAGTTGGAGTAAAGGTTTGTGTGATGTAATTGAAATGGGCCAACACAATGCTATTGAAAGTTGGTTAGCACAATTACTAGAGAACGCACACCTTAACACACCTGGCCAAAGAACAGAACATGAAATAGATACAGTGGTTGTGAAAGATTATATATCAGGCTTTGAGGAAGAAGATGGCATCAGTGAAAGTGTTACGTTGGTCCGCGGTACCAAGGACATGCCTATGCCTAAGTTTATAGACAGTTGGATGTATGCTTGGATGATCAATAATTTTCACAACTACGGTTGGACACAAATATTAAGTAGGTTCCTACGCAAGTACAAAGACATGAGTTACTTTGAGTTTTACAATAGACTGTGGGTGATTATACAAGAAGACGATGGCTATGTAAAGCAGTTGTTCGACACAGCAAAAGCACAACTAACTGAATACTTAGAAACAGGAATAGCAGATGGCTTTAGCGGACATACACTTATGTGGTCAGCACAAAGTAACTTCCACAAGGAACCATTAAAGATATTTGAGTTCATTGACAAACACTACAGCAGAGAATGGTTAGACTTACCAGAGAAGTATTATCCGCAACTTATGAAACTACAAACATTCTATGTGACACACCTTAATGTGAGTTACCCAACTCAAATGAACTTTGGTTATAACTTTATGGAATACATCAATGACGAAGAAGCAGAGTTAGTCAAAGACAAAACAGAATACACACTTGATCTAATCATGCCCTGTGATAGCGAAGAAGAATACATGGACAGAATGTATTACAAAAGAAGACAAGGTTGGGGCAAAGTTTTAATTTCGACTTAAAATACCATAAAACTTAACTGATGTGTTAATGATAGATAAATACTCTTTGGAAGATCATTGGTCTCTTCCACAACGGGACGGTTGATTGATTGTCGGTTGTAGCGGTAAGTATCCGCTGTAGGTCTCAATGCGAAGATACAACATACGAAATCACAAAAGTTAAGGAACTTTAACCCCCGAGCAGAGTTCGTAAGAATCTGTGAATGACTAGTGCTAATTGTAATTAGACTAGGAGAATATAATGACAACAGATACAATTAAAAGTTTTGTTTCTGAAACCTTTACAGATTTACCCAAATTTTTGGCAGACTTCAAAGAGAAGTATTGTCCAGACGGAGAGACGTGCTTCACGTTTAGTGGCTTAGCCTTTATGGTCTGGTTTATGTACCTCGCAATTGAACCTATCTTAAGATTCTAAAGTAATATCACTCTTGCCCAGAGCAAAGGTTATATCAGATACAATTATAAAGCCTCACTTTAGTGGGGCTTTTCTTATATAAGCAGAATGCCTATAATAAATCCTATGTTGAGTCCTATAGAGCAGACCAACAACATATCTTTCTTAAAAGAATACGGAACTAATTCAGTTACCATTTAAATTACTCCTACAGTAATATTCTTATTTATCGATAGATAAATACTAGCATAATTAGGTAGGAGTAATTATGAGCAATGAAAACAAACTTATCTCTGACAATCTGGAAGAGATATCACAAGCCAAAGTAATGGCAAGACTGGCAGGGCGTAGTTACCTTGATCCAGATGATCCTGAAAGACAAAAGAAACGACCTCCTGGATTTGGTAAAAAGAATCCTGTATTTGTTTCTGTAGAAAATGCTCAAGCATGGGTTTATTTTGGAACAGGTAAAATAGTTGTAGCATGTAGAGGAACTGAGCCATCTCAGTTTGCAGATGTGTTAGCAGACTTAAAAACAATACCTGTAAGACATGATAGAAACGGCATGGTGCATTCAGGATTCTGGGAAGAGGCTAACAAAGTCTATCCAGGTATTCTTAAAGCAGTCAAAGACGGCAGAAAGAATAAAGAAAAAGTATATGTGTGTGGACACAGTTTAGGTGGAGCAATGGCAGTATTAGTAGCAGAGATGCTATGCCATGATAAAATACCTGTAGAGGAATTAAAAACGTTCGGTCAACCTAGAGTAGGAACTAGAAAGTTTAGAAGACACCTGGAAGGATGTAAGATTGGTTCTTATCACAGATATGTTAATAATAATGATATAGTTCCAAGAGTACCACCTGCTTTATTTGGGTTTGTACATGGCGGTAAACTAATGTATATCAATAGTTTTGGTAATATTAGAAATTTAACTATATGGCAAAGGATCAAAGACGGCTGGAGAGGCTTTTGGGCCGCTTGTAAACAGTTTAAATTCTTTGATTTTGTAGCAGATCACGGTATGCCACATTATGTTCAGCATGTAGATAACCTAGATGAAGAGTCTCCACAAGGTAAGTAGATAAATACTATTACAAATAGGAGATCACAATGAATAATCTTAAAGATTGGATATTTGACAGAACACAAGAGAGAACCAGTTGGGACGGAGCAGTCCTAATAGGTGGAGGTATTGTAATGATATTAATACCAACAAGTTTAATAGGTTGGGGCATGATTGCATATGGTGCCTGGACTGTTTATAAAGAGGAATAATAATGAGTCACTATACATTAGCAACGCCATTAGATACATGGCAAAAGATTAGAGATGACATGGTTGCAAAAGGTGTAGATCCAGATGTAGCATTAGCGGCCGCTAAAGAATCACCAGCGGCAACTGGTAATACACCGGTTGATGAAACAGTATACAAATGTATTTTTTGTAGAGATGTTTCAGGAACTACAACACAATACTTTGAGCATATCGAGAATGAAACTTTACATAAAGCAACAGGATACGATGCAAGTACATTAGCAGATTCAGATCTAACTCGAGAAGAAATAGAAACATTAGACGCAACGTACTAATATGAAATACGACGAAGTAATAGAAGCCATTAAGGATAGTATCAAGTACAAGAAATTAATGGCAGACGCCGGAGGTGGCGGTGGTGCTGGAGCAGGTGGCGGAGCCGCTGGTGGCTCTGGTGGTGCAACTGCTGGTGGTAGTGCAACAAGTTCAAGTGGAGACGGTGGGTCTGCAGAAGGTGGTGGCTCTGATGCTACTCCATCCGCTGACTCCACTTCTTCAGAACCTACTACATCACGAGGCGGTTACTTTGCAGGTTACGGAGGCTACTGGGGTTCAAAAGGTTCATCAAAGAAAAAGAAAAAGAAAAAAGCAAAAGTAGGTACAGTCAAAGACGGTATCTATGAGGGCGATGTAATTGATGCACAAGATAAGTTTAAGCAAAAGCAAACAAAAAGCGATATATTTGCTATACATATATACACAACAGATGCATCTGGTAAATCAGATTGGATTAATCCATTTAGATTTAGAGATCAATATGAGGTAAGTAGAAACATAACGTCTCAGTTAAAAAACGGTGTTAAGCCTGAGCATATCAAAGTAGAATTTAATGGTAAGTTTATTAATATGCCTGAGTTTGGTATCACAGAAAACATTAATAACTTACAAGAGCAACCTAGTAAAGAAGCATTAGAAGATAAACTTTACAAGTTAGAAGGTGCTTTGGGTATGGCAAGAGATACAACCAAAACTATCAAGTATGTAGATACACATATTGAAATTATGTCTAAGTTGGCCGGCATAGCAGAAGATGTAGGTTTAGAGTTAGACAAATACGATGAAAGCAAAGTATTAGAATTAAAAAATGAATTAGAGTCTGCTATATATCAATTAGAAGAACCATTCGAAGACGCAATCCGCAACATTCAAAATCAAATAGACGAACTAGAATACGAGGAAGAATAGTGTTTACCTCTAAAGAGGAATTTTTTAAACATAATCCTGAACGCAGAGTTCTTAACAGAGTACAAGGTCAAATATTTACACCAGAAGAGTGTGATATAATTTATAATCAATTTCCCAAACATCCTTTTCATCAAGCAACTGTATTTAATATCTCTATGGAAGACAACAAAATTGTTGAGGTTGAGGAAAAATACAGACCAGATATGAGTAAAAGAACTGAAACCAGAGTTGACCTTGCTGATGCCCATTCAAATCCTTACTTTGGTAATGATGTTATTATTGCTAGAGACTTTTTAAAAAGTAAGTTGGATCATTGGGTATGTGGTAACTTTGATCAATGGGCAAAAGTTATTAGATATCAAACAGGTGACTTTTTGAAAAACCACATTGATTCCGGTGATACTGAAATACTTAAAAAACGTGAATGGACATTGATTATTCAATTATCAGATGAAAACGAATATACTGGCGGAGATGTTGTTATAGGTGACTGGATTTTGCCTAAACTAAAAGGCTTTGTGTGTTTATTTAATGGCGGTCATGTTCCACATGAGATCACCGAAGTAACTTCCGGCGAACGCAGATCATTTATTACTTGGTTAAGCAAAAAAGACTTGACTTTTCTATAAAAATTCCATATAATAGTACTTTACTGGAGTATTCGTATGGCCACACATGCAATGATAGATATAGAAACACTAGGCACTGAGCCTGATTGTGTTGTATTGTCTGTAGGTGCAGTAAAGTTTGATCCGTATAAACTAACAGACCCACATGCTAAAACACTTTGGCGACCTAGTGCTGATGAGCAAATGACTGCTGATAGAAGTGTGCTTGAAAGTACATTGCAATGGTGGGCAGGACAACCACAACATATTCAAGACGAAGCATTCACAGAGGAAGGCAGGGTACCACTTGAAGTGTTTTTTAAAGATCTCAATAAATATTTAGTGGGTGTTGATAAAATATGGTGTCAAGGTCCTCAGTTCGATATGGTAATATTAGAGAATTTATACAAGCAGTTTGATCATCACATGAATTGGGCCTTCTGGCAAGTAATGGATTGCAGAACAATATTTAATATGATGCCTGTTGATCCACGCAAAGCCATACAACAGAATTTACATAGTGCAGACGAAGACGCATACTACCAAGCAGTATGTGTACAAGGTGTTTATCAACACTGGTCTATTGAGGGAAGATGATATTCTTACTTGCTAAGAAAGATTATCCTAAACCAAAATTCTTAACATGCATGTACAAGAATGACAATGTTTGCCTTTATCTAGATAGTCATTGGAAAACAACTAACACAGGTTTTTATAAAGGGCATGAGTATGAATATGTAAAAATTGATATTGCTGATAACACTATAGATATATCTATGCCTTTTTATCATCAAAGTAAAACATATTTTAATAATAACACAGGATTATTATTAACTAATAATCATTGCTTCTACAATAATAACTCACCTTGCAGTATAGATCATTTTAAATACGACGGTGAATCTCATTTCACTGAATCAATTATTCCTGATTTTAAATTTAAAGATGTAACATTTGAATCAGCCGCAAATATAATAGAGGAAAAAATAGCAGAAAGAATATCATCTGCTTGTTCTAAATATAATAAATCTTTATTGTTTTTTAGCGGAGGGTTAGATACAGCAGTAGTCCTAGCAATTATCAAAAAATATAAATTTCCTATACCTATAAATTATTCTACAAGTGGATTAGAAATACCTGACCTTGTTAAAATACACACAAAAAATTATAGAACACCATTGTATAATGAGTACTTAAACAAATATATTGCCTATAAAGAATGTTTAGTTGGTGAACCTTTTACAGCAATGCTAACAGGATTTGCAGGAGGCATTGAAACATTGAGGTTTCCGCACCATGCTAGTTCTATAATGAATTGCTTTGGTTTAGACTATCATGAAGAATTAAATAAACATTCTGGCTCCTACCTGTATAATTTTCATATCAGCGAAACTATACCTGACGACTTTCCTATATACGAAGGTACAGATTTAATTGAAGCAAAGAAATTTGTACTTAATCAAATATTACACAACAAAGAAATACTTTCTATAGACTATCACAATATAATATCACCATGGCGAGTGCCAGAAATACCACAATTAATGTTAGGTCTATCTGTTAATGACTTGACGCAACAAACATTTCATAGTACAATACACAAAGTTATTATAGAAAACACTTTTCCTGATATCATCAAAATGGTACCAGATCAAAAATATGAATCTATAAATAACTACAAAGCATTCCCGCCAAACAAAAGAAGGTGGGGAGATATTAACTAGGAGCAACAATGAATTTTATACCTTATGTAGTAGAGAAAGTAGCAGGCGGAGAGCGTAGTTACGATATCTACAGCAGACTTTTAAAAGAAAGAATTGTATTTTTAAACGGCGAAGTAAACGACCAAGTATCAAATAGCATTTGTGCTCAGTTACTATTCTTAGAAGCAGAAGACAGCAGTGAAGATATTAATTTTTATATCAACTCTCCAGGCGGAGTAGTTACAAGTGGTATGGCAATGTACGACACAATGCAATACATTAAATCAGATGTATCAACTATTGTGATGGGCCAGGCATGTAGTATGGGCAGTTTACTTGCAACAGCAGGAGCACCTGGTAAAAGATATATGCTACCAAAAGCAAGACATATGATACATCAACCAAGTGGTGGTGCAAGAGGACAGCAAACAGACATCGAAATTGCGGCACAAGAAATACGCAGAATGCGAACAGAATTAACAGAGATTTATGTAAAGCATAATAGTAAAGGTAAAACGTTTGATGAAGTTAATAAGGATATTGAACGTGATAACTTTATGACTGCCACTGAGGCATTAGAGTATGGGTTGATAGACGAGATTGTTGACAAACGTCCATAGTAAAACAGATAAATATCTGTATGGACCAATTAAAAGAATTTCAACCAAAAATCTATACACCTAAGAAAGTAAACAAAGAAGGCTACGACGAAGACGGTGTGCTCCATGCCTTATGCGGAACACCAGAATGTTGCCAGTCTTGCGATACTGCTGAGGAGCAGGACAATGACAAAACCATCGATTGATCTAACATTCTTAAAATATAAAAATTCAATACAAGATCCTGACATATTTGACAACTTTTTATCACTAGGCTTTAGACAAGCAAACGAAAGTTTGGAAGATATATCATCTTGGCATACCGCTGGTGGCGTAATACTGCATGTAAAAACAGTTATAAATGAAAGCAGTGGTATATATGGATTAGGATTTTACAGTGATGAACCCGATGGGTTCCAAGAATTAGAAGATCCAAATGGTTTTTCATTAACAGTTGCCGGCGAACATGCAATGGAATCATATCTTAATGACTCCTTCGATAGAAAAAATGTTCGTCAAGTTACTCCAAGTGAACTAATTAATTTTTATGGTCTAGTGTATCATACAAATAATATGGAAGAAACTATAAACTTTTATATGTCTAATTGGGAATGGCAAATCCAGGAACAAGAGGAAAAATACACCCTTTTAACAAGTCCTAACAACAGAAGCATTATTAAGTTCGTAGAGGCAGATTATAATGCGTTACAGACGGCGTATGTAGGCGTAAGGGACATTAAACACCTTAGGTCACAACTGTCTTTTGAAGACTATAACATAGTCAATCCAGGTAGATCAAAGTTAAATAATTACAAATTACCTGCAGGATTTACAGAAAGTATTATTAATAATTACCAACTATCTATAGGAGGCCGGAATCAAAATTTTGCTATTGAGTTTTGTGTTAAGAATGCCTTACCAAACTTAGACATGATCTTTAGCCAACGTTTTGCATTTAATACATTGAGTCAAACTAACTATGACAAATTTTACGAAACAACTGAGTCAAGTTTACTCTGACGAAGAAAGCAATATTATCTTTGGTAAATTAGATGCTACACTTGAAGAGCGTACCGCTGGAATGATATCACTATGGGAGTCCTTTGAGTACAAGGCCCCCATAAATAGTAATGAACACAAACATTTATCAAGAGAGTTTTGTAAAAAAGAAAAGTTAAAGATATATAATGTAATGATTAGAGGAAGACAAATAGGTTTTAAGAACAAAAAAGATTACTACAAGTATCTACTAAAGGTAAAGAATGTTTAACGATTTTAGTAACTACGATGACGAAGCACTTCTTAACCATATTGATACGTTGTCTAAGAAGTTGCTAACTGCAAATCCAAACTATCCTGCATTTAGGCAATTAGAAGAATATATTAACGAAGCAAATTTTGAATATAGAGAACGTATGCAATTAGCAATGGCTAAAAAAGATATTGAAGAAGGTGTTGGTGTGTACGAAATAGGCGAAGGTGAAATGCAAGTGCAACCTGATCCTGTACCAGAAGAAGTTAAAGAAGAATTAAGACAAACAGCAATTACAAAATTATTAGCACAACATTATGTATATAACAACAAGAAATAATTACACCACAATAACAAAAGATATCTATATGATAAAAGTAATATCTAACGCAGAAGATACTATGTACTCTTTAGATATAATACCATATACGATCAATATAGAATTTACATCAATACCAGAAGAAGGGTTCAAAGAAAAAGAAGTTTCATTCTATCATTCACTAAACTTTCACAAAATGAACTTTATGCTAGAAGCAGTATTTGATAATGCAATAGTGTTTGATCCTAATGGTGCTAATTTTGTATTAAAGAATTGCATGGATGTTGATAATCCATTAGTATATGTGCCTAGCACAGGTGATGCATGTCTAAATGTAATTTTGCACTCTAAGTTTAATGCAATTACAGAACATTGTTACATAGGTAATGTAGAAATCATTGACTTAAGAACAAAAACCAGTTATACTTATACAGATGATGAATTAAATTATGAGTATTTGCCTGGTATTGATACAATGATAGATGGTATAAAGTTTAATGAAATAGCATGGTGGTTTAGAAATGATATATCCACATATGATGGTAGTGCAAAAGACCAGGAAGAGTATGACGACTTTATGGCAAACCATTTTGAAAATACACAGCATCATGTAACAGAGCCATTTGAAACTATAGCAAACAAAGTTAGAACAATACTTGATCCAGAATCCAGAGACACAGGCGAAATTATTAATTTAGACGAATACAAAAAGAAAGCATGGAAACCAAAGATAGTTTAGATAAATTTAGTAGAAGTCAAAACTGCGAAAACACTGGCATTGAGTTGCTATATAATAACAAAGTGTTGGATGGTATAGACTTTATATCTACCAATGACATAAACACTTTTAATAGTAATTGCAATGAACTAGGAATAGATGCATTGCAACTATTAGCCAACATGGGCATTGATGTAGATACATACCATAGCAGTATGCAATCTCAATGGATGATACCAGATCACTACAAAGACATAGACATTGATGAGTATGTGGTCCACGAACTACCACCTGAGCCTACCCAAGAACAAATAAATAGAGTAGTAGAAGAATTAGAACAATATAGGTCCAGGAACCTATATCCCATTCTAAGGGCGTTGATATATATTATTGATACCATGCGAAAGCATAAAATAGTCTGGGGTGTTGGTAGAGGCAGTAGTGTAGCAAGTTATGTATTATACTTACTTGGTGTACACAAGGTTGATAGCCTTAAATACAATTTAGATATTAAGGAATTTTTAAAAGATGAGTAAACATTTAACAAGTAAAGGCAAAGTCATAGACATGGAATCTATTATCGCTCAACAAGGCGATGCTCCTGCTATTGGCAATATGTCTGTGAACGGTAAAGGAGACCTCATTGGCCCTGGTGGTCAAATAATAAAGACTGCCGATCAAAGAGCAAGAGATCATTATAAAAATGCTAATGGTTCCGAATCAGGGCAAGTCAGCATTAAAAACGCACAACCATCATTTAGTGGCGTAAATGCAGAACCATCTGATTTATCACCAGAAGTAAAGACTGCCGCCACAGGCAAGTCAGAGGCTAAAGTACAGCCAGACCCAGTAGTTAAAAAAGAACCTGTAGAACCAATTAAGATGCAAGAAGAAAAAGATGTAGAAGAACTTACTAAAACACAGGTTGCAAAATCAAAAGCACAAGCACAAAGTAAAGAACCAATAGGGTATAAGGAGGTGGAATTGCCCAATGGAGATATAGAAATGGTGCCGTTATTTGAAGACGACTGGGAAGAAGATGACTAGATTAAAAGCAATAGGTGACAACCTTTTATGTATAAATGGCGACTTCGGAGAGAAGAAACTAGCCAGTGGTATTATTATACCAAACGATGACAGCAAGGAATCAGGTGTGAGAAGCAGATGGTTCCAGGTGTTTAGTGTAGGAACAACTATCAGAGAAAAGTTTGGAGACGAACTCAAGCCGGGTTACTGGGTAGTAGTTAAACACGGTAGATGGACACCTAATATACAATTACCAATTGATGAATATCGAGAGCAACTCTCAGAAACAATTGGTGTGATGCCTGAAGATGTAGACAAACATGTTTCTTCAGGAGCCAGATACAATGATAAATTTATGTTTTGGAAAGTAGACTATCATGACGGTGTACTTGGGTATTTCCCAGGAAGTGTACTGCCAACAGAATACTATGAAAGCCAGCAAGTCACATCTTCATTAAGAGATGATCAAAGAGTGTTTACTGCTAAACAGACTGCCAAACAAGAAATTTACACTGAATCTGGTGAAGTGTGAGCATAGATACACAATCATTAAAAGAGTCAGTAGGCGATACAGCAATAGCATTAGTTATTAACTTTCCGCTAAACATGTTGTTATTATATATTGCCAATAGAACATTCATACCTAATTTAGAAAGTGAAGGAGACATTATCTTTTGGACTTCTGTGTTCTTAACATTTTGGTTCACACTGGTTGCTATTACAAGAAAATATTTTGTAAGAGTTTGGTTTAAAAATAAAGAATTAAGAAAAGCACATGCCGTACATTGAAAAAACAGGTAACAAAGCAATAGCAGAACAACTATGGCAATGGGAAGGTGTTATGCATGATCCAAACATTGATGGATACAACGGTTGGGGTTGTAAGAAAAAGATCTATCAAGTATACTGGCAAGCCAAAAAAGCATTAGAGAATGCGCCTACTTATGTAGATGAAGATAAATTCTTACACGAACACAACAAAAAAGAAATAGAACAAAAACTTAAAAGAAAAAACAAATAATGGAAATTATTGTTAGCAATAAGGATTATCCTAATCCTTTCATTTTTATCAAAGCAAGAAGATGCGGTAGTAATAGTCTTGATGCATGGCTAGATGATAATGTAGGCAAAGATAACTATGTTCTTATAGCAGGTGATAACTGGTGTAACAACTACAGTCTATTCAATATTGTCGAAGACGATATACTTGCAGGAACTAAAGTAACTTTTTGTCGTAACCCTTACTCCAGACTAATAGCAAGTTACCATGTAGATATATGGCATCTGGCTAGAGACTTACCAGCCAACCCAAGTGATCTTACACACCCTAATCAACCAGAACCAATGAATCCTGAGAAATCAATTGACCATTCAGCATATAAGATTACTGAAGATAAAGAAATTCACATAGAAAACTTTACATTCTTTTTAGATACACTTATGGAATATAATCAAAGGGTAGACTCTACAAAGTCTGATTCCTATGTGTACACACCTAACAACTACTGGTGGCAGAATACAAGTGTTACATTGCCTTTGTTCCATACAGTACTAGATAATGACAAAGACAATGTGCAATTCTTTGATCATATAATCAAGCAAGAAGAAATAGCAACAACCTTTCCAGCAATAAGCAATAAGATATTAGGCAAGGAAGTACCATTAAATAATGTAAACACATTCAATGACAGGCATCAAAATACAAAGACAAAAATAGATTTTAGTTATGTGTTAGACTATAATAATAACAAAGAGAAGATTGCAGACTGTTGGAGCAATGACTTTGAATGTTTTGGATATGAAAAATAATGGAAATTTTAATTGGTAAAAAACAAGCACATCCGTTTGTGTTTGTTAAAGGTAGACGTTGCGGATCAAACTCCTTAAACTTATGGCTTCAAACATACATAGGTAGAGAAAACTATCTGGACTTGTCAGGCGACAATTGGTCTATAAACTATGATTTGTTTGACGTAGTAGAAAATGATATACTAGATGCACCTAAAGTAACATTTTGTCGTAACCCATACACAAGAGTAGTAGCAGGATATCTAGCAGACATTTGGCATTATGCTCCTGCATTTCCTGTAAATGTAAGTGATCCGGATCACCCTAATCAGCCACCACCTAATGCAGATCATTCTACTCAAATAGATATGTCTATGTATAAAATGACTGACGATATGGACAAGCACATAGACGCATTTACATTTTTCTTAGATGAAATGTGTGATTACTTAGGAGGTAACCAGGCAAAACATTGGTGGCAAGTTACATTGGTCAACGAACCTTTGATCCACACAGTCTTAGACAATGACCCGTCTAACATAGAATTCTTTGATTTTGTTTTAAAACAAGAAGAACTTGTAGAACGTTGGCCGGAAGTATCAAAGTTAATTATAGGCAAGGAAACACAAATATATAGAGCAAATAATTTTCATGCTAGACATCCAAGTGATAATAGAACAACAGCAGATTTTATGCAATTACTAGATCATAATAACAATAGAGAAAAAATTGCAGAATATTGGAAACAAGACTTTGAGTGCTTTGGATACGAAAAATAGTTGACTTCTCTCCACAAATAGTTTATAATACACAAAAGGAATGCATATGAAACAAGGTAACTTATTTGACGAACTGTACGATGCACAGGAAACTGATGACTATACAGATGACTCTAATCATGCAAATGCAAACGGATTATATCCTATAGCAAGTAAAGATGTGATTAAGCAAGAGTTAGTTACATATTATAGAGTTGAAGGTGCTGTTAAGAAAGTAACAAAGTCACGCAACTTTCTTTTAAATGATCATAACGACACAACAACTATTGAGGTTTTTAAATGAAAGAATTATGGGTAGAGAAATATAGACCTAACACCGTAGACGGCTATGTGTTTAGAGATGTTAATCAACGTAAGCAAATAGAAGGCTGGATTAGTGACGGAGCATTGCCTCACTTACTGTTTAGCGGAGCACCTGGTACAGGTAAAACAACATTAGCAAAACTATTGCTACACAGTTTAAAAGTAGATCAATTTGATGTACTTGAAATTAATGCTAGTAACGAAAACGGCATTGATGTTATTAGAGATAGAATCACAAACTTTGTGAGTACTATGCCGTTTGGTGAGTTTAAGTATGTATTGCTAGATGAAGCAGATTACATTACTCCCAATGGGCAGGCGGCGTTACGTGGTATGATGGAAATGTATCACACAACTGCTAGGTTCATACTAACATGTAACTACCCACAAAGAATTATCCCGGCCCTTCATAGTAGGTCCCAAGGTTTCCATATTGAGAAACTAGACGTAAATGAATTTACGGCCAGGATAGCAACTATCTGTGTAGAGGAGGACGTACAGATAGATTTAGAAACTCTCGACACTTATGTACAAGCAAGTTATCCAGATCTTCGTAAGAGCATCAACTTGGTACAGCAAAATGTGGTAGACGGAGTTTTACAAAGTCCTCAGGACGGCGATGCCGCACAAAGCGACTGGATGCTGTCCATGGTAGACTTGTTTAAAGCAGGCAAGTACAAAGAAGCAAGAACACTTATTTGCGATCAGGCAAGACCAGAAGAGTATGAAGATGTGTTTAAGTTTTTGTATAGGAACTTAGAACTTTGGGGTACTGATCCATTGAAGCAAGATCAAAGTATTGTTATCATTAGAGATGGTATGGTTAAAAGTGTATCATGTGCTGACCCAGAGATTAACCTTAGTGCAACATTAGTCGAATTAGAAATGAATGCGATGAGTTAATAAATATTAGCATGAAAAACAAAGCCGTTGTTATATCTGAATCTAACAAACAAAAACCAAGAATATCTAAAGAAATAATTCGTTCTACATTCCCAGCAAATTACAGATCGTTGGGTGCCCATGTTATTAAACATGAGTTTGAAAAGTTAGGTGTAGAGGCAACTGTTATAGATTATTGTTTTCATTTTGATAAAGAAGATTTAATCAAAGGTATAATAAATTATTTTCGTAACTCAGAAGTACAGTTTATATGTATAAGTGCTACACTATCTATGGGTTTAGAAAAAGAGTATATTCAACTTGCTCGACAAATTAAAAGCAAACTACCTAATGCAAAAATATTATATGGAGGCAATAGAAGAGTACAACGCAATGACATGGACTATATGAAATACTGTGATGGTGTTTTCTTAGGTAGATGTACTGAAATGCTAACAGATTTTGTTGCTGGAAAAGACATGTCAAGGTTTGTACAAAATCCAGAGTTTACAAACATTTTTGCTAACCATAATTATAATTATGATATAGAGAAACCCATAACATATGGTTTATTCAAAGAAGACGACTTCTTAGAATCCACTGATGTGATAGGATTTGAAGTTGCACTAGGCTGTAAATTTAATTGTAGTTTTTGCAATTATCCTTTACGAGCATCTAAGACTCTTTATATGAATTGCGAAGAGCAACTTTATTACACAATGCAACATGCATACGATACATACGGAATTACACATTTCTATGCCGCAGATGATACACTTAATGAATCAGATGAAAAACTAGAGTTACTTGCTAAAGTTGTTAATAGATTAAGTTTTAAACCTAGAATAACATCTTTTGCTAGACTTGATGTTATGGCAAAAAGACCTCACCAGATAGATTTGTATAAAGAAATTGGAATGAATGGTGCTAACTTTGGTATAGAAAGTTTTGGTAATACCGCAATAAAAGCCACAAGAAAGAAAAGCACAATAGAAGATCTTGTGTATGTTTCTCAAAGGTTAAGAAAAGAAATAGATGACTTTTGGATTAGTTCAGGTTTTATATTTGGATTAGCAAACGACAGTTACGCAGAGTTTGAAAAAAATTTAAGATACTGTGAAGACAATTTACTTGTTGATAATGCTGGTACAATAACATTAATAATTGAGCCTAAAAAGAATCATCCTGGCTACAAGGACTTTGGTGGAGAATGGTTAGCATGGGACGAAGGTGCCTTTGCTGATATAGATATATACCCAGAAAGATTTGGTTACACCATAGACGAAAATACATTAGAATGGTCAAACGAATACACTAACAAATCAGAAGCAAAAGAACGCACTGACATATTCTCAAAAGCAATACAAAAAAGAAATGTTATAACAAATCACATTGAAGCATTTACTTGGCAAAGTGTTATGTCACAAGGCATAGCCTCATCAAGAAACGACTGGTATGAGCAAAAAGAAACTCTGTCAGGATTAGGTCTAGTTCAAAAAGCAACTTTTATTACAGATCAAACAGTAAATAGATATGTAAATAAAAAATTAAATTGGTTACTTAATGAAGTATAGTATAGGAATAATAGGCAAAGGTTTTGTAGGAAGTGCTGTCAGCGATGGCTTTTCCAAAATAGAACAGTACGTGGTGGATCCTAAAATTTCAGAGGACAACACAATTGATAAACTTGTCAATGACTTTGATCCACCACTTACTTTCGTTTGTGTTCCAACGCCACCCAACGAAGATGGGAGTGTTAATGTAGACATTGTTACTAACGTTCTGCAGGAATTAAACGATCGTGAGTACAAAGGTATAGTTGTTGTTAAAAGCACAATTATACCTGACTACTTACATGTATTCAAAAAGAGTTATAAATTAAAAATAGTTTATAACCCAGAGTTTCTTACTGAAGCAAATGCATCACAAGACTTTGTGAATCCAAACATGCAAGTACTCGGAGGGAAATGGAAAGACTGTGACACAGTTGAAAAAGCCTACAATAGGTATAGCAACGTGAGAGTGGTTCCGACATTCAAAGTAGACCTGAGTACTGCAAGTTTGATCAAGTACACTATTAATAGTTGGTTAGCAACTAAGGTTGTTTTCTTTAATGAACTGTACAACCTACAACAAGCAAGTAGTAGTATGGTAAGTTGGGACCAGTTTACAGATATGCTAACTAGAGATCCACGCATGGGCAACAGTCATATGAAAGTGCCCGGTACTGATGGCGAGCATGGTTTTGGTGGCCATTGTTTTCCTAAGGATACAGAAGCATTGATTAATTATGCACAAGGTAAAAATATCAAACTATCTCTGTTAGAAAAAGCAGTTAGCAAAAATAAGAAGTTAAGATGATAGCAACAATAGAACCAATCGTAGAAACACTAGAAGCACTAGAAACTGATTTAGATCGTTATGAATACTTAATTGAATTAGGAGACGACTTAGCAGGTATAGGCGTAGAAGAAATGTTCAATGAAGAAAACTATGTTGCAGGTTGCCAAAGTGATGTGTGGTTAACACATATACTAGACGAAAACAATACATTGCAGTTCTATGCACACTCAGACAGTAAACTTGTTAAAGGTTTATTACATATTTTAGTAGAGGCATTCAGTGGTTACCAGCCAAATGATATGCTAAATTTTAACTCGTCTTCTGTACAAAAGATACCGTTAGGTGCTCAACTTAGTATGCAAAGACAAATTGGTATGATGAGCGTTTTTAATAAAATGAAATACATATCAAAACAATATACAGCATCAGCATGATTACAATACCCGATATAATAGGATTCACAGGTGTGGCATTACTAATAGTCACATACGCATTACTACAATTAGAACGCATAGACCCTAAAGGTTTTTGGTACAGTTTCAATAACTTAATTGTAGCAATACTCGTTACAGTTAGTTTGGTTTACACACCTAACCTAGCAAGTTTAGTAATAGAATTCTTTTGGTTTATTATTAGTGCCTTTGGAATTTATATGTATTTCAAAAGGAAGAACAGTTGAAAATAGCATTGATGATTTTTTTAATGCTTGGTGATGAGGTGCAAGATACTCAACTATTGAAAGGATTTGATAACACAAAACAATGTGAAAGTTTTATGAAAGAACTAGATTCATTTCAGAGTATGGATATCTACATGCAATACTACAGAAAAAACAGAGAGACCATCACTAAACAACACAAACTTACACTGAAATGTGTGAAATTGCCTGTGGAGAATTTAGCATGAAAATAGCAATTACAGGTCATAGCAAAGGCATAGGTAAAGCATGTTTTGATTTACTTAGTAAAGAGCATGATGTCGTTGGTATGAGTAGAAGTAATGGATTTGATATAAATGAAATTAAACCTATTATAATGACAGCCAACTCATGCGATGTGTTTATTAATAATGCATACTCAGGTACTAAGCAATCAGAATTATTTGATCAATTGTTTAACTTGTGGAGAACAGATGATACTAAAACTATTGTAAATATAAACAGCAGAAGCAAGTACGACGGTGTTAGAACATCACTTTACGGAGCAGACAAAAAGCATTTAGATCACATAGCACAATCAAATGTGTTTAGTGATATGAATAAAAGGGTCAGAGTAATTAATATAAATCCAGGCTATGTAGATACAGATATGGTGCCTCCACGTGCCAAGGACTATAATAAACTATCGCCTGAAACTGTAGCAGAAACAATTAAGTGGTGTTTAGATAAGCCACAAGAAATAGAAATCAATGAGTTATCAATATGGTCGACCTGGTTACAGTAGCAGAAGAAATGATGCGTTTCGAACCCGAATTTAAAGAAGGTGGGTTTGTCCACACACATATCAAGCAAAACAAAAGTGATCCTTTGGTTGCTATTAAAAGTGCAGTAGATAGAATGACCGACTTGTATGATTTAGAACATAGCCAAGTCGGCCAAGTAAGTGAAATTATCTTAAAAAAATTAGTTTAAATCATCATATACACCGAGTACTTCTGCTACAGCAGGATGTCTTTCAATATCCTTGCTAGTAAACTCGACTGTTCTAATAAATTCGTAATCTTTGTCTTGTAATCTCTCTAAGAAATCCTTTAATCCATTGTCACCAAAGCCTCTATCATGCTGACGTAAGTCACCAGTAATAACCATTTTACTGCCTACGCCTATTCTAGTTAAAAGCATTTTCATTTGTTCAATAGTTGCATTTTGCATTTCATCAGCAATAATAAAAGAGTTTTTAAATGTTCTACCTCTCATATACGCCAATGGCGCAATCTCAATAATATTTGCATCTATCATGTTTTCAATGTGACTGGTTGTAAAGTGTTCCTCAAAAATATCTATAATTGGCCTAGTCCATGGCGCCATCTTATCCTGTAATGTACCAGGTAAGAAGCCGTGTTGCTCATCGACACTGATCGCTGGCCTTGTAATAACTATTTTTGACACCATACCAGATGATAACGACTGAATGGCTTTCTTTGTAGCAATATACGTTTTACCCGTACCTGCTGGTCCTACAGCAAATGTAATAGACGTATTAGTATGCTCTAGCGATGCAAGTAAATTGTCTTGGGTTATGTTTCTAGGTACTACTGTACAATTAGCCGTCTTAGTGTTATATCTGTTATCAAGTTTCAATATTAAATCCTCCGTTTGTAATTGGCGTATGCTCGCCTTGAATTCTCGTTCTTTGCGTTTCTTTCTTGACATGGTATCTCCTTTTTGTGAAGCCATAAAAAAACCGTGCATGGATTCATGAACGGTTGGGTCCTGTATATGTTGTCTACAACTTTTTGAATGGTTGTTAATCATCATGTAATATTATTTAGTATTTAACGTCAATGTTAAAACAACTCATTTAATAACTTTGATAAATACTTGTATGTCAAAATATACTTCAGAAGATATCAATAATACCATAAAGGCTATTAACCAAGATAGAACACTTCTTGATATGCTACTAGAACTAGACGGACTCTTTGAGCACCTAGGTATTTATGCATTTAAGAACTGGAAAAAGGGTAAGATAGTTGAAGTAGGCCGTCCTAGTAAATACTGGATTGACCTAACACTAATGTACGACAAAGCAGAAATGCCAGATCCAGAAGGTGCATTGCGATTAACTAACAAAAAATGTCAAGTTAAGTTCAATGAAGATGTATTTGAATATCCTAAAAAGATTATGAGTCCAGACGATATAGAAGTTGAAATCACACGCAATAGGGTCTACAGAAAAACTAAAACAGAAAGCGATCCTGTATGGTTAGTTGAATTACGAGTGCCAAGAAAGTATTTAGAGCATTATGATGAAGCAGAAACTAAAATGAACGACGAAGTAATATCTACACAGGATGCCGAAGCAGGTGCAATGTTGCAACAAGGAGTTGATCCAACTGCACCAATGCCAGCAGATCCACTAGGAGGCGTCGTATAATGAAACATCACGACCTTGTTGATCTAGTTATTCCTAAAATCAGTTTAGATGAATTTTCACCAAAGACAGGTGATAATAAAGATGTAATTGTAGTGGGGTTTTATGTAGACGATTTGGCTCCTGCTAAAGACTTATCAAACTTTGTAGAGTCAGGTGCATATGAAACATTAGATTGCGAGGCTTCCCCAGCCGCAAACGATGACGGACACTACATGGTGTTTGTAGAAATGAAAAGAGACAACCAAGTCTTTGAAAAAATAGATAAAATTTTACATGATGTAGAGAACTTGTCTGGTAAACTAGCATGGACTGTAAAGCCATACTATGCAGATGAAGACTTTAAACTACACGAAGATACATGGAAAAGTTTTGTAATAGTGGACCCAGATATGTATGTAGATAAAAAAACATTTCAACAAAATAAAGTTGAAGCACAAGAAAGCGAGTATAAAGAAAACTTAGGAAACTTTTTAATTGACAGTTTGATGTCAAACGTTAATTTAGATAAAGACACAGATAAAGATAGAATACAATTTCAAAGAGGCAAGAGAGTATTTGAATTTGAATTAGTCAACTTTGGTCAAAAAGATATATTAGAAGACATTTCGTCAGAACCTATTAGAAGTATGTTAAGTGATGACTTGGCATTTGCTGATGCAATTGGCAAATCATATGTAGTCAACAATTTTAGCGAAGGTAGATTTACACTTTCTAAAGAAGGTAGCGATGATGTTTTATTATTGAGGAAAATATGAGAGTAGAAATCTTAGAAGTATTAGAATCACATTTTGGTAAAGACAAAAGCATTACACAAGATAGTCATATGATGGACGACTTAGGTGGTGACGAATTTGATATAGTCGACGTGTTTGTTCAAATAGAATCCAAACTAGGTATTTCCATACCAGAAGAAGAAACATTTGATATTATGACTGTGTCTGCACTATGTGAAGTAGTAGAGAGACATGTTGGGTCAAATTAAACTAGTTTTCTTTTTTATGTTGTTATCAGGAGCCGCTGGAGGCTTGTGGTATGTGCAACATCTAAAAGCAGAAAACGAAATCCTTACACTTAACAATGAGAAACTAAATGGTGCTGTAGAACAACAGCAGGCACTCATACAGCAACAGTTAAGAGATATAGAGTCTAAGACCGCAATCAATAAAGTATTAAGTGAAAATAATGCTAAACTAACAGCAGACTTAAACTTAGCAAATGAAAAGTTTAACAAAGTAAATGCATCAGGTGAAAGAAGAGACGTAGGTAACTTGGCTCTAAGTAAACCTAAAAGCATAGAAAGAATAGAACGTAAAAGAGAGCAACAAAGAGCAAGGTGTTTTGAAATAGCACAAGGCTCGCCACTAACGGAGGAGGAATTAAATGCAACCAAGAAGTCACAGATCAATGCTGAATGTACTAATATTGCCAATCCTAACTATACTCCTTATTAGTGGATGTAGTACAACTAAATCATTAGAAATTTTTACTAAAGAAGTAGAGAGAATGCCTCTTAACTTAGAACTACCACCAGTAGAAACATTAGAGCAAGTAAATGTTATTATTGTAACAAGCAAGAACCAAGAAGAAGTGTTTGCTAAAATGAAAGAAGCAAATATTGATCCTGTGGTATTTGGTTACAGTGATGAAGATTGGGAACTTGTAACTAAAAACAATGTAAGAATGCGTAACCAAATTGTAAAACTTAGAGCAATTATAGAAGCATACAAAGAATATTACGAACCTGAAGAGCAAGAAGGCAAGAGTAATATGTTTAAAGACTTTGGCACTGACAAAGAGTTTGCACCAAAAACGTTTAATAAAGACGAATAGCACTTGACATTCCTGTCAAATACTGTATAATAAAACAATGGATCACTACCAAACATTGGGGGTAGGCCGCGATGCTGACGCCTCCACTATCAAAAAAGCATATCGCAAATTAGCAAGTAAGCATCATCCTGACAAAGGTGGTAATCCAGAGGAATTCAAAAGAGTACAAGAAGCATACGATACACTTAGTGATCCAAACAAACGTAATCAGTATGATAATCCTAATCCTTTTGAAGGTTTTGGACAAGGCTTTGGCGGAGCCAGTCCTTTTGGAGACATATTTAGAGATATATTTGGACAAAGAGGACAACAACGCAGAGAGCAAAATTTTGATGCACAAACTGATATACTATTATCATTAGAAGATGTATATAACGGTTCCACACAACGAATCAATGTAGGCACTGGTATGTTAGATTTAAAAATACCAAAAGGTGTACAAGAAGGTACACGGTTTACTGTACACGGCAAAGGTCCACAGCAAGACCCGAACCTGCCGCCAGGTGATTTATTTATAAGAGTAAGATATCGACCACATCCAGAATTTGCAAAAAACGGAAATGATCTTATTGGTATTATACAAATAGATTACCTTGATGCATTAACTGGTGCAACTATAGATGTTAGGCACATTAGCGGAAGAATGTTGGCAGTTCATATACCGCCACTTACTGAACCAAATAGCAGACTGAAACTTAGAGGGGAAGGATTTACAGATCCTCGCAGTAGCATAGTTGGTAACTTTTTATTACAAGTAGAAGTTATGCCACCTGATTCATTGAGTCATGAGCATGTTCATCTTATACAAAGAATTAAACAAGAACGCAGGAGAAACAATTAAATACTATTATGAATGTTGAAGGAATTATAGAAAAGGCTTACGAAATATCTAATCAATTTAGTCATGAGTATATGACTCTTGAACATGTTGCATTAGCACTTATTAACGATAGAGAAATCAAAAAAGTGCTAGGTGAATGCAATGTTGATATTAAGCAACTAGAAGCAGATATTGTTACATATTTAAATGACGACGAATTTAATAATTTAAAGTCAGAAGGAGGCAACACAGGCAAACCTAAAAAAACAGTAGCAGTTGAAAGAGTATTTCAAAGAGCATTTGCACAAAGTATTTTTAATGGCAGAGACAAAATATCTGCTATAGATTTACTAGTAAGTATCACCAATGAAGATAACTCGCATAGTGCATACTTTCTAGCAGTAAACGGATGCCATAGAGAAAACTTATTAGATGTATTAGGCGACGTACACGAAGGCGAATTAGTAGAAGAGTCAGCAGATTACATTAAAAACTTAAACGAAGAAGCAATGAATGGTAGCATAGATCCACTTATTGGTAGAAGCGAAGAAGTAAATGATGTTGTCGAAATACTTGCAAGGCGTAAAAAGAATAACGTATGTTTAGTTGGCGAGCCTGGTGTAGGTAAAACTGCTATTGCAGAAGGCATGGCATGGAAGATTATTAACAAGCAAGTTCCTAAAACATTAGAAGATAAAATTGTGTATCAAATAGACGTTGGTACAATGTTAGCAGGTACAAAATTTAGAGGAGACTTTGAAGAGCGTCTTAAAACGGTATTAGATCAAATTGAAAAAGATGACAAGGCTATTTTGTTTATTGATGAAATACATATGATCATGGGAGCCGGTAGTGCTGGTAGCAGTCAAGTAGATGCGGCAAACATGTTAAAGCCATTGTTAGGTAAAGGTAAACTATTGTGTATTGGTGCAACTACACCAGATGAATTTGCAAGTACATTTGAAAAAGACAGAGCATTGATGCGTAGATTTGCTAGACTTGATATAGAAGAAACCACACTTAAAGATACAATTAAGATATGCGAAGGCCTACAACCATACTACGAAGAATTTCACAAAGTCAAGTATGAAAAAGGTGCTATAGAAAAAGCATGTGAACTGGCAGATAGATATATTAAAAACAAATACTTTCCTGACAAGGCATTAGACATTGTGGATGCCGCAGGTGCAGTTTCTAAAGTACTAGGAAAAAAAGTTGTAAATCTTGATTCAGTAGTAACACAGGTATCAAAGATTGCTAAGATTAAAAAAGATGTAGTTGACGTTAAAGACACAAAAGGCTTTAGTAAATTAGATAGAAAGATTAAAAAGAAAGTGTTTGGTCAAGACGAAGCAGTAGATAAACTTGTAGAAAGTATTCTTGTTAGTAAAGCAGGACTTAGAGAGCCTAATAAACCAATTGGTACATTCCTATTTGTAGGACCAACAGGTGTAGGTAAAACAGAAACAGCAAGAGCATTAGCAGACGAATTAGATATTAAACTAGTTAAGTTTGACATGTCAGAGTATATGGAAAGACATAGTGTCAGCAAACTTATTGGTGCTCCTCCAGGTTACGTTGGACACGCAGAAGGAGAACTAGGACAAGGCATGTTGCTATCTGAAATAGATAAGAATCCTAATTGTGTATTGCTACTAGACGAAGTAGAGAAAGCCGCACCAGAAGTATTACAAGTATTGTTACAAGTAATGGATGATGGCAGGCTTACAGGTGCTACAGGTAAAACTGTAGACTTTAGTAATGTTACACTTATAATGACAAGTAACTTAGGTGCCGCAAAGTCAGAAACAAGTAAAATTGGTTTTGGCGAAACAACACACACTGATACAGATATCAAAGCAGTTAAAAGTTTCTTCACACCAGAGTTTAGAAATAGAATAGACTCTTATGTTAAGTTTAATAAACTTGGCATGAAAGAAGTTAATCTTATCATTGACAAAATTGTTAAAGAAACAAATGAATTACTACTAAGTAATGACAGCAAAATTAGTATAGAACTAACCAAAGCGGCTAAGAAGTATATTGCAGACAATGGATTTGAACCTAGCATGGGAGCAAGGCCGTTGAAAAGACTGTTTGAAGATGTAGTTAAAAAACCTATCAGTAAAAAAATACTGTTTGATAAAATAGAAGAAGGCGTTGTACTTGTAGATTATATTGAGCAGTTTGAATTTACAGTTAAATGAATTTAGGAAATACAGTAGCAGGATTGGTTATACAACCATCTTTAAAGGTATGGTGGAACAAATACCATATCAAAATATCAGTTAAAGGCAATTGGTTAATACACGATGCTATGGTATTAAACGATATCTATAATTTTCAAAATATGTACTGCTGGGACACAATGAAGTTTGCATGGCATAAGGACTTTACTATATATTTCTCAGACAGCAAAGTTGCTAAAAAATTTATAAAACAATTTAAAGATAGTATTATTAAGATAGAAGGTATACGCTCACATAAAGAATTAGCAGTTATACAATCAACTGACAAAATACTACGACATAGACTGTTTTTTAATAAATATAGGTACGTTACATATAAGTATAATCCAGGTAGTAGTTGGATTGACAAAGTAAATAGTTTAAGTATGAATGCAAAAATAAATACTACACCCGATAGGTGGAAGAGCACAATATACTTAGATAATAAAAAAGATGTTGCCAAGTTACAATTATCACTTGGTAAAAACGAAATTTATAAAGTAGTTACACTAGAGGAATTATAATGGGATTATTTGGAAGAGACACAAAGTTAGATAGAGATGCTGTATTTGAGCAACTCAAAATAGATGAAGGAGTAGTCAATGAAGTTTACCTCGACCACCTGGGATACCCGACTTTCGGAGTGGGCCATTTGGTCCTCGACACCGATCCAGAGCATGGAGCGGAGGTTGGCACACCAGTATCAGAAGAACGTGTTAAAGAATGTTTTGAAAGAGACCTCGACACAGCAATATCTGAGTGTGAGTTGCTATACGAAGCAGGGGTATTTGGAGACTTACCAGACGAAGTCCAGCAAATCTTGGTTAATATGATGTTTAATATGGGTAGAACTAGGTTAAGCAAGTTTAAAAAGATGCATGCCGCAATCATTAAAGAAGATTGGAAAACTGCCGCAGTAGAAGGTAGAGATTCAAGATGGCATAAACAAGTTACTAACCGTGCTGAACGTTTAATGGAAAGATTAGAACAAGTTTAGCAACATTCTCATAACAGCCTTATTGAGATAAATACAATTGAGGCTACTTATGAGAAGAACATTAGAAATGCTAGGAAACTCCGATAATAATATGGGGTTAACCGGCAACAAAATCAAAGCAGATAGTTATTTCGGTTATACGGACGGAATTCACTCCGTTAGTGTGAAGTTAAATGCTTTTGTAGGCAAGATTAAACTACAAGGCACACTATCATTAACACCTGAATCAGCCGATTGGGGTGATATAAAACTAATTGAAAAATCATCTGCAACTACAGGCACAGAAATTCACACATTTAAAGGTAATTATGTATACCTAAGAGCCGTTCTTGATAGAGCAGGAGTTGGCGATGGCAGTACATATGACTTATCATACGGTAGTATCTCACAAATTTTATTAAGCAATTAAATCAACTTTGTTGATAAATACATTATAATTGCAAATTAGAATAGGAATACTATGCCAAATGTAACAGGAGATAATTTAACTTTTAATATAGACGGGATCACCGATAATCAGATCCTAGTTTACGATTCTACGCAAGGAATTTTTGTAGCACAAGATAGTGTTTCTGCAGATGCAAACGCCGCCGTTACAGGTGGTAGCAATGTAGGTGCTTCTGGAATAGGCTTATTCTCAGCAAAAGACGGTTCACAATTAAACTTTAAAAAGATACAAGGCTCAGGTGCAACTACTGTAACTGAATCTGCAAACGTTATTACTGTTTCCTCAACAGCATATACAATACCAACACCATTAAGCATTCACAATGTGAATGGCAATACAAATATCTTCTCAGGTAGAAACTTTGGTGATAATGCTAATATCACAGCATACGCAGGTATATTAAATAACGCAAACTATCCTACACACAGTCAAAGTGCAGGATTTGATTCTAAAACAAGATTTGTTATTAGTTCAAACGATGCCGCAGATGTAGAACTTAGTTCACAACATAGTTTAATATTAGCAACAAAAAGCACAGATGGACATATAGAAGTTAGAAGTGCAAACAGTACTGTATTTTATGTAGGTAGTGCAAGTAGCACAACACCAGCATTAAAAATAAATTCAAACAGAAGTACAACATTTGCTAATGCATTTACATTACCAACATCAGATGGTACAAATGGACAAGTACTTGTAACAAATGGTTCAGGTGGTGTTAGTTGGACAACATTACAAACTGGTGGTTTAACTGCTAGTCAACTAACTGCCAACTTAGCAAATTATATACCTAAAAATGCTACTAGTATGCCAGATACCACAATGTCATATGACATTGGAAACAGCAATTACAAATATTTAAATATATTTGCAAACAGATTTAGAGGAACAGCAGATGCGGCCATTAGATTAGAAGATGGCGCAACTATTATTACAGCGGCAACATTAGCAAATGCAGTTATTAAAACAAATAATTTAAGTGACTTACCAAATGCCGCAACAGCAAGAACAAATTTAGGTGTTTACAGCAAAGCAGAAGTTGATGCCAATATTTCATCAGCACAATTACAAAATGCTATAAGCACAGTTACTAGTGTTGGTTCAGCAAACACAATCAGTGCCACAAGTGCCACCCACGCAATTAGATTTGAGGGTGGAACAGGCATTGGTATAAATCAATATACTGCTAACAATACTATACAGATTTCAAAAACAGATGCTATCACAGGCGTATTTAAAAACGTTAGTGCAGATGGTATACTTATTATTGCAGACAATAATAATGATACACTTAATTTAGTTAGCGGTAGCAATGTAAGTTTTACTGCTAACCCAGGAACAGATACAATTACAATAGATGCTACACTAGACGACAGTAGCATTGACAAGTATACTAAAGCAGAAGTTAATACAGCAATTAGTTCCAATGTATCTGCATTAAGATATTATAAGAGTTTTACAGGCGATTCAGGTTCTACTGATGCTAGTGCAAAAGACGATACATTTAATATTGTTGGTGGCACAGGAATAACAACAGTAGTCACTGGCGATACAGTAACAATTAATAATACACAATTAAATGACGGTATATTTAAAAATATCAGTGTTGCTGGTCAAGATTTAATTATTGCAGACAACAATCAAGATACATTAAATTTTGTAGCAGGTAGTGGCATTTCAATTACTGCTGATGCAAGTACTGATACTATTACAATTAATAACACAGGCGGTGGCGGAGGCGGTGGAGCCGGCGAAGCATTTAAAACAGTAAGTGTACAAGGTGGTAATAGTGTAGTAGCAAATGTAGCCGCAGACCAATTAACATTTATCGCAGGTGCAAATGCAACAATATCAGCAGATAGTAATGCACAAACAATTACAATCGATGCTACCGGGGGCGGTGGTGCAGGAGTTAAAGGTGATACTGGAGCAACTGGACCTGCAGGTAGTGACGGAGCAAAAGGACAAAAAGGTGAATTAGGAGATACTGGCGCAACAGGAGCCACTGGACCACAAGGTGCTATAGGTAACACTGGTCCAGCAGGAGCAAACGGAGACAAAGGTTCAAAAGGTGACCAAGGAGCACAAGGTGTTGCTGGTAATACTGGAGATAAAGGTGCTCAAGGCAATACAGGTGCCACAGGACCTCAAGGTGCAACTGGACCAGCAGGTAACGATGGAGCAAAAGGCGAAATTGGACCACAAGGACCAGCAGGTAACGATGGATCAAAAGGCGAAGTTGGAGCAACTGGACCACAAGGTAATGTAGGACCAACAGGTCCACAAGGTCCAACCGGAACCAAAGGTGAAGTTGGAGCAACAGGACCACAAGGACAAAAAGGTGAAATTGGTGCTGGTACTAACCAAACACTAAGCATATCAGGTAATGTTATTTCTATTAGTGGCGGTGTTAGTAGTGTTGATATAAGTTCGGCACTGGATAGTGTTGATGCTTCTGTAACAGTTGCAAATACATCACCAAGCGGTAGTATAGTAGAAGGCGACTTATGGTGGGCAAGTGACTCAGGTGAACTATATGTTTATTATGATAGTTCATGGGTAGCGGCCTCCCCAGCAGGAGACAAAGGTCAGAAAGGTGACGATGGACTAAAAGGCGAACAAGGTGTTACAGGTGCTCAAGGTACAACTGGTGCACAAGGTGTAGCAGGACCAACAGGACCTCAGGGTTCTAAAGGCGATACAGGTCCACAAGGTCCAACTGGTGCTCAAGGTGCCACAGGTCCACAAGGTGCTCAAGGACAAAAAGGAGCCACTGGTGCAGATAGCACAGTAGCAGGACCACAAGGAAATACAGGACCAACAGGTCCACAAGGTACCAAAGGAGATACAGGTGCTACTGGTAATAACGGTAGTGACGGTAGTGACGGAGCAAAAGGACAAAAAGGTGAATTAGGACCACAAGGTGCTACTGGACCACAAGGTGGACAGGGTACTAAGGGTGAAGTAGGACCACAAGGAACAGTTGGAGCAACTGGACCAACAGGACCTCAAGGAAATGTAGGTGGTACTGGTCCAACAGGAAGTAAGGGCGACAAAGGTGAATTAGGTGGCCCAACAGGACCCACAGGTGATAAAGGCGAAAAAGGTCAAACTGGAGCACAAGGTGCCGCAGGTGCAGATGGTTCTACAGGATCAGATGGTGCACAAGGACCAGCAGGTGATAAAGGACAAAAAGGTGAAGCAAGTACAGTAGCAGGTCCAACAGGACCAGCAGGTGCAACTGGACCAACAGGACCAGCAGGTAGTGGTAGTGCTATTACTGTACAAGACGAAGGTTCATCATTAGCAACAGCGGCTTCAACTCTTAATTTTGTAGGTTCGGGTGTTGTTGCATCTGGATCAGGTACAACTAAAACAATTACAATTAGTGGCGGAGGCGGTGGCGGCTCTGTAACACGTGGTAACACATACGAAAGATTAAAATTAAATTATAACACATCAGGCGAATTAACAAGTATATCAAATGTCACAGCAGGCATTAATGCTACAACAATTACAAGTGCCGCAGGTGCTGAATTAGAAGTTCAATTCACAGGATTTGATTATCCGCCAGTAGCAATTATGGCTCATGGTTATCAGTATGCTTCAAACAAGTATAGCATGAACGCAGTAAGCGGAGACTGGACTACTAGAACTGTAGACGGTGGTGGAAGTAGCGGATCACCAACAGCATTTGGTAGTTTCTCTACAGATGCTAATGTTGACTTAAAAGTATCAGAAGCCATTACAGGAGCAAGTAGATCGTTTGGAACAAGCACCCATGCTTGGATAACGTTTGTGATGGCGGAGTAATACTATGTCTTATAAGACTAGTCAAATAGAACTCAATGTACCCAACAAAGTTTTAGGTGTTAATGTAACAAGTATTACTGGTAAGACACTATGGGCACACGCAAATGGCTCAGCAGACAGATGGTACTCAGGTGGTTCATCACCAAAAAATTATCAATGGACTATTACATTTACTGTTACATCACAAGCACATGGTTCTCACTTAACAAGAAAAGACAGAGAGTTTAACGGACTTGATGTTACTGTCGGCGACTGGATAGCAGGAGCAACATCTGGACAATGTCTTAAAATTATTTCAGTAACTTCTAAAAGTTCTACAAGTGTTACATGCGAAGTAGAAGATGTTGCACGTTATAACACATTTAAAAGTAATACAGGTAACGGTATATTTAATACTGGTAGTTGTGTTATATTCACATTAAACGAAAGTGGACATCCAATGTTAGATCCACTACCAAGTGGCATAGTTAGTTCAGACTTCTATGCTAACGTTAATAGCAGATTTCAATACTTAAACCCACAATTAAATTACTTACTAGAAAAAACCGCACATGGTTTTTCTATAGGTGATGTTATTGCTGTTAGTAATACCGGTTCATTTGTTAAGGCTAATGCCGCTCTTGTTAGTAAGAGTTTTGGTGTTGTAGTTGAAAGCGGACCGGGTCCAGATGCGTTTATGGTATCACCTAACAATAGAATTATAGACTTTGTACCAGCAATACCTGGTAACGCAGGAGACTTTATTTACGCAGATACGGATGGAGATTTAACTACATCCGATACAGGTAAAATAATGTTCTTAAAGATTGCTAATGCTGTTGAAACAAGTACAATTGGTACAGCAATCAATCCAACAGTACCAGACGGTACAGTAGTTAAATTTAATGGTGTCAGTCATACATTTAATGGTGCAGGATTTAGTAGTACATTAGCAGAAACTGTTAGCCAAATTAATGGACTAAGTGGAACAAGTATAGTAGCAAGTGACTCACCAGCACCAACAACAGTAAGTTCAAGTGCGTCAGGTACAGCATACGGATTAGTTGGTGGATATACTACTTTTAGTGCAATCTTTAATGGTGGCAGTGGTAATACTACTGTAAACTTTACAACCAATGCCGCAGGGCAGGCCGCTTACGGTATAGCAGTTGCTATTCCAGAAGACATGGCAACAGATATAAATGCCGCAAGTATTCCTAATTTAAGTGCATCATTTACTAGTACAACATTAACACTGAGTGAAGCAAACGGTAATGCTATTAACATATATAATAATTCAAATGATGTTAACGGTAATCCTTATGTGGGTTCAAGTAATGTGTCAGGACTGCCTTCATTTACATCAGCAAGTACAGGTAGCAAATTAAAACTTACTAGGACAGATGGTGGCCCAATTGATATATTTGATAGCACAGGTAATTTTGAAAACAACGCAGGTATATTCAGTGTACACAATGGTATGTTTCCATTAGCAATGAATGTTGAACAAGGTATTAGAAGTGCTAGTGTTACAGTTGTTTCTGACATAAGTTCAAGAAATTCATTATCACCTACAACAGGTGACCAAGCATACGTTATTGATAACGGTGTAGGTGAATGGGCATTGTATTTATGGGATGGTAGTGCCTGGACTAAGGTAAGTGATCAGGATAGTGCTAATACCGACGCACAGACGCTCACATACAATGTAACAGCACCTGTAGGAGGATTTGGTAACAGTACAAATTATGACTTAGGTAATGTATCACCCGGTGGTAAAATACAAAGTGTTAGTGTAGAAGTACACACAGCATTTACAGGTGGTTCACAAGAAACCACAATGGAAGTTGGTACCACAGTAGATACAGATTTCCTACATGGACAGGACGACAATGATCCTGGCTCAGCAGGTGGATACATAACAAATCCAGAGTATGTATGGCCTTCTTCTAATACAGATGAATTAGAAGTAAACTTCAGAATCAATCATTACGGTGCAACAGCCGGTAATGCCACCGTAAAAGTCACATATATTTAATCTATTCTAATACGATTTTTGCCACTTATTCTGGCAGAAAGATAAATACTATTACAAAACACATCAGTACACATTATTCCGGAACAATGTAAAAATTGAAAGAGGGAGTTGAATACCCTCAAAAAAACTCTCAGGGAGAATACAAAATGGCAGATGTAAAGAATTTTGGTCTAAAAGGTATTTCCAATGACGTTCAACTTGGTAAAGGTGGCGGAAGATTTAAGTGGGTGAGTGCGAGTGATCGTTACGAATTTACTGGATCAGACGGGTCAACACTGAAGGCTATTAGAGCCGCCAACGTAGACGTACAAGGATCATTACTTTCCAATGATATTACAGCGACAACCGTTAATGTTAACGGTGACGCCGTTATTACTGGTGACTTAACAGTCAACGGTAGTACAACTACTGTTAGTTCAACGAACACAACTATTGCTGACTCATTGCTAGAACTAGCAACGGGTACAACTGGTACACCATCAAACGATGTCGGTTTAATTATCGAACGTGGTGACAGCAATAACGTATTCATTGGATGGGACGAATCAGAAGATAAAGTTGTAGCAGGAACAGGAACCTTCACAGGTTCTAGTACTGGTGCATTAACTATCACAGCGGCAGACTTTAAAGCGGCGGCGATTGATGGTACAGACATTACTGGCACAGGCACAGTACAGTTTGGATCTTTATCAGATGGTACAGTAACAATAACAGATATTGCTGATGAAGACAATATGGCTTCAGATAGTGCTACTAAACTAGCAACACAACAAAGTATTAAGGCTTTTGTTGATGGTGAAGTATCAACACTAAATTCAGCAATTACAACAGCAAATAGCAACATGTTAACCTACGTTAATACTGCAAACACTGAAATGAAAGCATACGTCGATGGCTTAGACAGAGACGATGACTTAGGTATAGCAGGTGACAGTGGAACTGGAACAGTAGATTTAGACACTCAGTCTATTACTATTTCAGGTGACACAGGTATTACTACTACAGCATCAGGACAAACAATTAGTGTTGATCTTGATGATACAGCAGTAACTCCAGGTGCATATGGTAGTTCTACAGCAGTTCCAACTTTTACAGTTGATCAACAAGGTAGAATTACAGCGGCAAGTACAGCAAGTATTTCAACATCATTAACAATTCAGTCTGATGACGCGGCAGATAACGTCGTAGCATTAGCATCTGATAAGTTAAAACTATTAGGTGGATTAAACATTACTTCAAGTAACTCAGCAGATGACGTTACTTTTGCGATGGATACTACACTTACTGGTATGACAGCCGGTACATTTAGTGGTCAAGTACAAGCAGGTACATTAACAGACGGAACTGCTTCTATCAGTTCAGGTAGTGCTACTGGATTAGTAAATGTCACAGCATCAGGAATTGTATCATTTGGTACATTAACTGACAGTGGTGAAAGCATTGCAATCACTAAGTTTGTTGACGAAGCAGATGGAATTGGCAGTAACGATAACGATACTACTATTCCAACTTCAGCGGCAGTTGTTGACTATGTAGAAAATAACGGTGGTGATGGCCTTACATTAAGAGCAAGTTTCACAGCAAACAGCAGTGACTCAACTTTTGATATAGGTACAGTACCTAACGTTTCAGGAAGAACTTATTACGCAAGTAGAGTTATTCTAAACGTTACTACATTATTATCAGGTGGCTCAGTAGACGGTATGTTAGTTAAAGATAATGCAGGTGCTGGTAATACACTAGCGGCGGCAACTACTAACGATATCGCTGTTGGAACTTATGTTGTTGACTTACCTTTTGCAAGTTCACTAACCAAGAATGCGGCAGTTGAAGTTGCGTTTGTACAAGCAGACGGAACTACAGCGGCTACACCAACTGGTGGTGTTGTAACAGGTGTTGTTGAATACAAATATGTATAATATCATTTGAATAGTTTAGGCTAATCAAAAACAACTTAGAAAAGCGACTTCGGTCGCTTTTCTTTTGACTTGACACAGAGGATAAAAGAATGTATAATACATGTATGAAAAATAAAATTATATTAACAGATTGCGATGGCGTAGTATTGGACTGGGAGTTTGCATTCCATAATTGGATGGAACACAGAGGACACTTTCCAGTAGAAAATCACAGGTTACATTACAGCATTAGAGAAAAGTTTGATCTAAGAAACGACTCTACTGGTGATCAAGTAATTAAAAACTTTAATGAAAGTGCGGCAATAGGATTCCTTCCTCCACTTCGTGATGCTCAATACTTTGTTAAGAAGTTACACGAGCAACATCAATATCAATTTGTAGCAATTACAAGTTTGAGTTTAGACCCTTACGCACAAGAACTTAGAACTAAGAACTTAAATAAACTGTTTGGTGATGACTGTTTTAAAGAAGTTATTTGTTTAGACACAGGCGCAGACAAAGACGAAATATTGTTAGAGTTTGGTAAAAAATATCCAGGAGCATACTGGATAGAAGACAAACCACAGAACGTAGATTGGGGTATTGATGCCGGTCTAAAAGGTATCTTAGTTGAGCATGGACACAATATGCACTACGATGGTCCTGCAAATGTGTGCAAAAATTGGGAAGAAATATACAATTTAATTGTGCAAAAAGGTTGACCTCGACCCTATAATTTGCTATAATATATACATAATTTAGCAAACACAGACGGTAGGAGGTCTTAATGCAAAACTTAAATACAAAAAATCAAAGCAAGGACAAAATTGTTTCCATACCTGGATATCATATTGGTTCTTTTACTTGCTACAATGCCAACGAAGATGATGGCAAATCTGTAAATATACAACTTACTTCGTTAGAAGAAATGTGGTATGGACATGAAGAAAACATTGACCACCCAGAAGGTTCTGAGTATCCTGTAAGTGTTAATGTTCCTCATCTTAAGGTGATGAGAGATAGAGTTATTGATAGTGTTCTTAATAGAACTGGTATTGATATTAGAGAGTTTGATAGCATTTTACATGCTACAACATCTCCTGGTAGAGATGAGAAAGGTAACATCTTAGATTATAGTAATGCAAACATAGTGAGGAACGTATAATGGAACTTTTAGAAATTAAACAAGCAATTAAAAACAGTAACTTTAGTTTATCAGAACTTAACGAGTTATCTGCATTTACTAATTCTGTTAAAACACTTAATGCTAAAGCAAGTCTAAGTGTTGGTGACAATGTATTTGTTGTTCAAAAAACAAAACGCACACCTGGTATTATTACCAAAGTGAATGTTAAGAAGGCCATTGTAGATATGCGAGGTCGTTCATATAGTGTTCCACTTTCAATGATAGAGGCCGCTTAATGAATATACAAAAAGCAAAAACAGGTAAATGGTTTGAGGATCAGTATAGTCTTACTGATCTTCTTTCATTGTCAGTAGCAGTAAACAGAGTAAATGGTGGTTACATCAAAAAGGATGCCAACATCGAAGAAGATGAAAATGGTTATCAAAAGAAATTGCCTAACCTTTTTATAATCAATAACCATCTAGGTATTGAGAAATTTAAAACAAATAGTATTAAAAGCACTTTATCTAAATATTATAAAGATGTCGAAGTTATTGATTCTGATAGTGACAATGTTGCTCACATGATTAAATACTTCAAAGGTCTAAGTCTTAAAGCAATTAAAAGAGATATCAGTGACTTTGAAAGAACCATACTTGGTCTTATTAACAAAGAGTTTGTGCAATATAAAGATATTGGTATTATTGCTAGTTTGCCTAGTGTTTATGAAAATGGGCAGAAACAACGTGCATTTAATAAAATGGAAAAAGAACTTGCACAACACAGTCGGTATGTTGGAACGTTACATGATCGTGAAACATTTAATCTTGAAATACTTCACAAGAAATTTATATGGAGAAGTAACAGTTACTTGTATGTTGCCAAAGAAGGTGATCACAATATTGTAAAATTCTTTTCATCTACTAACGGTCCTGAGGTAGGCGATATTGTATCACTTACAGGGTATGTTAAAGATCATACACAAGGCAAGATGTCACGTGGTAAAGAAACTTACTTGAATAGAGTTAAGTTTTCCTAAGAGTAGCAATTAAATAAACCATAACCCTTTGCATAGTATCTGGCTCTACTGTTAGGTCCGGACAACTATGCCAACCTTTACTGCTTCTTGGTAATATGTATGCCCTATTAGGTATGTAAGGCATTTGGTGCCCCATTCGTACTAATTTACTATCCTCTCCAAAGGTAGGATCTAATCCTTCATCGATTGCCCGATCATACGCACAATCAACCTCCCAAAACATTGTACCAGTATGTGCAAATTCATCGTTGTCTGCTAATGAATGCTGAACTGTATAATAATAGGAAGGGTGGTCTACATGCACATCATGAACAGAATTTTTGTTTGTGTCCATCCACATAAAAGGTTGATTAATGTTTACATTACTTGACATATTCATAACATTACCTATTGCATCTAAAACCTCTTGGTTATTATATACATATTCTGTGGCTATTTGTAATGCTTCTTGCGATTCATCTGGACTAATATGATAGCCGTGTCTGCCTGGTAATTCTTCGTTTTGCCAATTATTCCATGGTATGCAATTTTGTACCTGTGCGTACAAATCTGGATGCATAAAGTTATCAACATCCATTACATGTAGTTTGTCTGTTTCTATTGGTGCTGTATCAAGTATCCTATCTACAGTCCATTTAGTATATTCTGTACTCATACATATATTTATAAAAAAGATAAATATAGTTAAGTCCTAATAGGATTTGACTACATGTTTACATGTAGACTAGCAGAATGCTAGACAAGTACATATTGGAGAGCAGTAACGAATGGCAATCATAATGAATGCCAAAGGTACCTCGCAAAGCAGTTTTAGAATCGGAAAACGCGGTTCTAGAATATACGGGACATCTGACGCACCCAGTGACGTCAATCATATCTCGACAGGTGATCTTTGGTTCGATTCTAGTAATACATTACTTAAAATAGCAACCGTTTCAGACGGTAGTGTAGCATGGAGCAAACTCACTGTAGGTGATGCAGACACATTAGATACTATTAATAGTACAAGTTTTGCCAGAGTTGATACAGATAATACCTTTGCAAATGATGTTACCATAACAGGTAATTTAATTGTAAACGGTACACAATCTATAATCAATACCGAGACTCTCAATATTGCTGACAATGAAATAGTTTTAAACAGCGACCTTCCTTCAAACCAACCCGCAACTGCTAACGCAGGAATATTAATTAATCGTGGTAACGAAAGTAACGTTTACATTCGTTGGGACGAAGAAGAAGGCGAATGGACAGTTAATGGTCAAACATTTAGTGCTGGTGCTTTTGTTGGTAACCTAAGTGGTAATGTAACAGGAAGTATAGCACCAAACGGTGCACCTAATGTTGTTAAAGCAAATACATTAATTGTTAATGGTGTTTACACAATGCCAACAGCAGATGGTAGTGCTAACCAAGTATTAACAACAGATGGTAGTGGTACAGTAAGTTTTGCAAATGTAGATGCCACCCCAGCAGGTAGTAATACAAATGTACAATATAATGACAGTGGTTCATTAGGTGGTTCAACTGCATTTACATATAATGAAGCAGAAGCAAAACTATCAGTAGGTGGTACTGTTTCATCAATTTTATTTGAAACCGTAAGTGATTACGGTGCAATTACAGCCTCAGCAACAGACAGTTTAGACTATGGTAATTTAACAGATTCAGTAGTTGCACTGGTCAACAGTGACTATGGCGTAGTTGAAACAAGTGGAGGACCAGTTGAGTTTCCACGATATGCAGTTTTATCAGTACCTGATGCATCTGCATACATTGGGCATATGATTTATGTAACCAATGACACAGGGGGTCCAGTAATGGCATTTAGTGATGGCACTAACTGGAGAAGAGTAACAGACAGAGCAGTCATAAGTTAGTAGGAGAACATAAATGGCAGACGAAAGTAATACAGCAATACATCATCCGGCTGATACAAATGGAGATGGAAAGGTTTCAAAACAAGAAGAGCAAATGTTCCTAGAGTTCAAAAGAAAAGAACTGGAAGATTTAGATGCAATGAGAGATGCTCAACGTAGCATGGCTTGGTTCGCACTAAGTGGTATGCTTTTATATCCATTTGCTGTAGTAATTGCAGTATTGGCTGGACTAAATCAAGCAAGTGAGATACTAGGCGATATGGCCGCTACATACTTTGTAGCAGTAGCAGGTATTGTTGCCGCCTTCTTTGGTGCTCAAGCATTTAGTAAAGGTAAGTAATTACTATGGTAGATAAGGTAAGAAAACACTTTGTAAGAATAGTCGTAGAGGATGAAATATCACGTGATGATATTGTAGACTTCTTTGACATAGTACAAAGTGTTGTTCCAACCAAAGTATTTTCATCATTTGATGGCAGTGGCAACAAAGTAAAAGCAGAAGTTGTACATTACGAATCAGATGATGTTCAAGTATATGAGGTATTAACACAAGATGACATTAGTGCAGAAGAAGGTACGCAGATTGCGAAAATTCTTGCAGAGGAATTAGATGTACCTGATTGGGACTTTGAGGCCAGTACTGAATATTAGTACTTGACCACATTACTTATTTCTAGTATAATACTTTAGATAATTATTAACATACACACAGGATTTATATGGCGTTCAACAAAACATTCAATCAAGAAGAAGTCGCAAGACTTAAAAAACTAGTTCAGGAAGGAGACCAAGTCCTTTATGAAGTAGAATCACTCCAAGTTGGTTTAAGAGAAACCGTTAAGGCAATAGCAGAAGAAATGGATATTAAACCAGCAGTCCTTATGAAAGCAGTTAAAGTTGCTCATAAGGCATCATTTACCGATGAAACAGATAAGTTTGATGCACTAGAAACTATTCTAGCCGCAGTTGGTAAAGACCACTTATAAAACAGGACCAATAAACTAAAAACAGGTTGACAATATAGTTCTATCTGTTATACTACTAATATGAGTCTGACTATAGAAAAGGTATATTTATTTGACATGCAATGGACAGATGATGCTGACTATGAGCACATCTTTGAAGATAGGTTGCATGACACAATGATTCCTTTCTTTGCATTTGGTGAAGAAGCAACCTTTTCTAAAGAAGTAGACTTTGAAAGCAGTTATAAACCAGTTGCAAAAGTATATGCAAAGTTTATAACAGAGGCAAGCAAATATAAATTTATGTTAAAATATTCGGACAAATTAAATGAGTTACGTTGACGCAGTTTTTGAACAGAACAAAGGCATAGTAAGAGTAGTCGAGCGAACAAAAGAAGGCGAACGTAAGATCATTGATCACCCTATGCGGTACTACTTTTATGTAGATGATCCAAAAGGCAAACAGCATAGTGTATTCGGTGACCCAGTTAGCAAGATTACAGCAAACAACTGGAAAGACTTTAAACGCAATGTAGCACTATATCAAAACAAACAAACATACGAAAGCGACCTAAAGCCTGTTAATAGAGTATTAGCAGATCATTACTTGGGTGTTGATGCACCAGACTTACACAAATGCTTTTTTGATATTGAGGTAGACTTTGACCCTGAAAGAGGTTATAGTTCTCCTGAAGATGCATTTATGCCTATCACTAGTATCAGTGTTTACTTAGACTGGATGGATAAAATAGTATGTTTAGCAGTTCCACCTAAAACACTTAATTGGGAACAAGCACAAAAGATTGCAGATAATGTAGGCGATACAATACTATTTGGTGGCGAGAAAGCAATGTTAGATGCTTTCCTTAGCCTCATTGATGATGCTGATATACTAAGTGGTTGGAACAGTGAAGGTTATGATATTCCTTATACCGTAAACAGAATTATCAAAGTACTAGGTAAAAGCGAAACAAGGCGTCTGTGTTTACTTGATAAGAATATTGTTAAAAGAGAATACATCAATCACGGTAGAGAAACACAAACATATGATCTAGTAGGTCGTGTGCATTTAGACTATATGCAACTGTATAGAAAATACAACTACGAAGAACGCCATAGTTATAGACTAGACTACATTGGCGAAATGGAAGTAGGTGAAAAGAAGGTTGTATATGATGGTTCGCTTGATAGACTTTACAATCATGACTTTGAATTGTTTTTAGAATACAATATTCAAGACACAATGCTACTTAAAAAGTTAGACGACAAGTTACAATTTATTAGTCTTGCTAGTGAGATTGCTCATCAGAATACAGTATTACTTCCAGTAACAATGGGAGCGGTACAAACAATTGACTCTGCTATTATCAATGAAGCACACAGACGCGGTATGGTTATACCAGATAGAAAGCGAAACAAAGATTCTGAGAATCCATGGGGGAATACAGTTGCAGGTGCCTATGTGGCATTTCCTAAGAAAGGTATGCATGAATGGGTAGGATCAATGGATATAAACAGTCTGTATCCAAGTGTTATTAGAGCATTGAATATGGCTCCTGAAACTATTGTTGGGCAACTAAGACAAGAGTACACAGACAAAGAAATTACAGAAAAAATGCAAATTGAGAAGAAGTCATTTGCAGATGCCTGGGCAGGTAAGTTCGGTACAAATGAATATGAAATGGTAATGGCTAAAGATATTGATAAGCCACTTATATTAGATTTAGAAGATAAAAGAGAAGTTAGTGTCAAAGGTGCTGATGTATATAACATGCTGTTTAACAGTGATGAGCCTTGGTGCATTAGTGCAAATGGTACTATATACAGAACAGATGTACAAGGTATTATACCAGGACTATTGGAGAGATGGTATGCAGAAAGACAAGAGTTACAGGCTAAAAAGAAAAAAGCAACAACGCCAGAAGACATAGCATTTTGGGATAAGCGACAGTTAGTCAGAAAGATTCTACTTAACAGTACATATGGTGCTATTTGTAATCCAGGTAGTAGGTTCTTTGACCACAGGATAGGTCAAAGTACTACACTTACTGGTCGTGCAATCACTAGACACATGGGAGCAGAGACAAACAAAATGCTCACAGGCGAGTATGATCATACTGGAGATACAATAGTATATGGTGATACTGACTCAGTGTATTTTAGTGCTCATGAGATTAGTAAAAAGCAAGACATTGAATTAGACATGGATAGTGCAATTAAATTATATGATACTATATCAGATACCGTTAGTGATTCTTTCCCTTTATTTGCAAAAAATTCATTTAACATTTCAACTAGCCAAGGTAATATACTTAAAGCCGGCAGAGAAGTAGTTGGTAGAGCCGGCATCTTTATTACAAAGAAAAGATATGCTATTAATGTATTAGATTTAGAAGGGTATCAACCCGAAGGTGGTAAACTCAAAGTAATGGGGTTAGACCTTAAGAGGTCAGATACTCCAGAGTTTGTGCAAGACTTTTTATCAGACATATTAGGGCAAACACTAAATGGCGATGGTGAAACAAAGGTTTTAGCAAATGTTAGAGAGTTTAAGAAAGAGTTTAAAGCAATGGACCCTTGGCGTAAAGGTATGCCAAAACGTGTAAACAACTTAACATACTACACAGAAGCATATAATAAAGCATTTAGTATGAACAAAAGTGCTAGTTTATACAAGTTAGAAAAACTCAAAGACGAAAAGAAAATAATGATCCCCGGGCATGTTAGAGCAAGTATTAATTGGAATAATATGCTAAAAGCAAATAGCGATCAATACAGTATGCAAATAACAGATGGTATGAAAGTTATTGTATGCAGGCTTAAAAGTAATGCCATGGGATATACTAGTATTGCATATCCAACAGATGAAATGCATATACCAGAATGGTTTAAACAACTACCCTTTGATGAAGATTCAATGGAAGAAGCAGTTGTTGATAAGAAAGTAGAAAACTTATTGAATGTACTTAAATGGGATTTGTCAGCAACAGATACCAGCAATACATTCCATAGTTTATTTAATTTTAATGATTAACTTGGTCGTTAGGTATCAAACGGCCAGGATTTATAAACTTTTTAGGTGTAAAGGCCTAAATAATAACTTTAATGTAAGAGGTGACAACATATGATAAAAGATATATTTAAAGACATTCTAAGGCACACCCACGCCTTAGGCTTTATTGAACAGGTTAAAATTAGTGGTACTGCTGAAAGTACAACTATAGAGGCCATGGATGCAGACAAAACTGTTATCCTGCAAGGTAAACTACACAATCCTGTAGCAGACTTTGTAGACCAAACAGTAGGTCTTAGTAGAATGAGTGTACTAGATGGATACTTAAAGTTTCCAGGATTTGTAGATGAAGGTTCTACTGTAAATGTAGAAACACAAAGCAGGAATGGAGACGATATTCCTGTACAGATTAGTTTCACAAGTGCAGAAGGACACACAGGTAGTTATAGATTTATGTTAGCAGATGTTATTAATCAGCAACTAAAATCTGTTACAATGAAAGAGATACCATGGGACGTTACTATTACACCGTCACAGAAGAACTTAAAAGACTTAGGTTACTTCAATGGTGTGTTAGGTGGCTTTGAACCAGTGTTTTCTCCAAGTACAGAAGATGGTGCTTTATATTTTAGCATTGGTGAAGGTGCCGGTGATAAAGGTAAACTTCCTATTAATAATAATGTTGAAGGCGAACTGTCTGGCAACTGGAAATGGGAAATAGACAAAACATTAAGTATTCTAAGACTAAGCGATAGTGCAAATTGTACTGTTAGTTTTGCTAACGCAGGAGCAATGCAAATTGTGATTGACAGTGGCTTAGGCGAATACAAATATATATTACCTGCTAAGAGTTAAACATGACAGAAGATTTAGGAAAGAAGCACCAGGATTGGGCAGTTTACCTGCCCGCCATTAGTGGGTTCTATGTAACGCAATTACAGAAAATGGATGCTAATCCAAGTGAATGGAGATGCCCTGAAGGCTTTGAAAAAGGCACACAAGGTATGAACTTCCTTGATCCTGAGAACAGTTATTATCATTACCCATGGGGTCTTTACTCAGGTGGACATGCTCACTTAGATCCTGTTAAAAGCGATGAACGTGAGCCAATGATACAAGGTAGAGATCGTAGTAAAACTATGATACTAGGAGACTCAGGTGGTTTCCAACTTGCCACAGGTGTTATTAAAATGGATTGGAGCAATGCTAAAGATCCTAATGATCCTGTAAGAACAGCATTTTGTAATAAGATACTTACATGGTTAGAGCATACAGCAGACTGGAGTATGACATTAGATGTTCCTGCTTTTGCGGCAGTTGGTAAACTAAGCGAAAGGACAGGACTTACAGAATTTCAAGACACACTAGATATCAGTCTACTTAATTTAGACTATTTTATGAGGAACAGAACACCAGGTGCTACTAAGTTTTTAAATGTGTTAAGTGGTAGTAACGAAGAGAATAGCAAAACATGGTATGATGCAGTAAAGCATTTTTCCAATAAAAGTTTTGTGCAAGAAGCATACGGTGATGAGAATAGAACCTTAGAGGGTTACGCATTCGCTGGTATCAATATGAAGCACATGTATAGTGTGCTAAGTAGATTGTTGGATCTTAGAGAAGACGGTTTACTTGAAGGCAAGGATTGGATACACTTCTTAGGTACTGGACGCCTTAATTGGGCATGTCACCTCACTAGTATCCAAAGACAGTTGAGAAAGCACGACAATCCTAATATAACACTTTCATTTGATGCGGCATCGCCTTTTGTTAATACAGCATATGGCCAGACTTACACACATAATGAGTACAGAGCCAAGCGATTTGGATACTTTATGGATAGAGCATTCGATAACAAAGACATGAAAGGATCAAAGATGCCTATGCCTTTTGCACATTCCCCTATAATGAGTAGACTAACTGTTGGTGATATCTGTGTTTTAGGACATGGAGATACAAACAGGAATGGTAAAGAATGCACAACTAGTTGGGACACACTAAGTTATGCTCTTTACATGGGTCATAGTGTTTATAATCATATTACAGCAACGCAAGAAGCAAATAGACTTGCTGATATGGAAAAATATAGAACACCTACACATTGGAAGAACTGGAAGAAGGTAAAAGGTAGTAGTGTAAGCAATGAAACTTCACCTTATGTACCTGGTACTATTTTAATGTTTGATAGTTTTGCAGAAGAAGTGTTAGATCCTAATAACACAAATGCAAGGCAAATGTTAGAAGATAACAAAGAGTTTTTAAAAGAGATTAGTTTCTCAGATGGTAGTGCGGAACAATCTACATTTGGTGCTTTATTTGAAACTGACGAATACGAGTCAGGTGACAGTGAAGCAGATATGCAAGAAGACATAATGAGGGCAGATTTCGATGGCGAATAAAGCATACAGTGGCACATACACATACGAAGGACATGATGTACAATTTCATATACTAGAGAATGGTGCTGAAATGGAAATACTAGAGACTAAAGATGGTAAAACTACACCTACTAAAGTTGTAAACATTGATGAAGGTGTAGATTATCAAGATCAATTAATTAAGTGGGGTTATACGAGTTACTAATGAATAGAGAAGGTCACGAGGATACAAAGTTTTTTATAGGCACTGAAGTAGAGCATACGCCTGCTTATGGTCAAAAGACTTTGTTTGTAGTTGGGTATCAACCAAAAGAGGAAATACTTGCTAGGGCACTTAATAGCGGTTGTCCGCACATTTATATAGGTGCTAACCAAAGTTTTAATCCACCAACTGAAAAAGATTGGCAGGGTTGGGACGAACTAGTTACAAGTCTTTTAAAAGATGATATTTGGATTACACTAGACTTTGACGTAACTTTAGCAGAACAAGTATTAGAATGTGGTTGGACTGAGTATAGTACATTTATACCAATGATAAGTGTTAAGTTGCCTTACATTAATCAATTCAATTACAATGCGACACTCAAACTAGATGACAAAGACTTTAAAGCAACTAATCCAGGTGTGTGGTGTCATAGTTTACATGAACTACAAGACAGGAAGACTTTCACAGACTGGACCAAATATACCAAAGACGAGGTGATAGATTGAGGTTGACATTGGCCATAAAATATGATATAATTAACATTATGGAGAATCTATATGAGTGATGGAGTTTATGATATAAACATGCGTAAACTGTTCTACATGGGACTAGAGTCTTATGAAGCAAGGTATACATTACAATTACAAGAATGGAACGAGCGTGTTTTTAAAGAGCATGGCATTGACTATGAAATTATCAAAGGCGAAGAACTAGATAACAGTAAAGCAATCGTTACAGGTAGTGTGTTAGACGCACATGGTAGAAGTTATTACAGTCTAAGTCAAACAATGAACTTAGTACAGAAAATGAAGAACGGTGAAATTACTAGCGATGATGTTATCTTTTATGAAGATATGTTTACACCAGGCTTAGAATGTTTGCCTTACATAATGGATCAATCCCCACCTGAATACAGACCTAAAGTATTCTTAAGATTCTTAGCACAAACAACAGACCCAGATGACTTCCTTATTAGAGAAGGCATGTTTGATTGGATGCGTAGATATGAACAAATGGTAGATGAATTTGTTACAGGTATATGTGTAGCAAGTGAAGAATTTGTTGCACACTTAAGAACAGCAGGATTTAAAAAGCCTATATATGTAACAGGTTTGCCGTTTGGTAAAAGCGAAGTACAAGAGCGGGTTCCTAATCCTAAGCCGTTAAAAGAAAGAACAAAGAGAGTTGGTTTTGCGGCACGTTGGGATGATGAGAAGCAACCACACTTTTATATGGACTTAGCAGAAGCCTATTACAAAATAGATCCTGCTACAGAGTTTGCTATATTTTGTGGACACCCAGAACTAAAAAGTTCAGATCAAGAGTATGTTGATAGAGCATTAGAATTACAAGCAGGCAATACTGCTAACTTTAAGATCTACACAGGCTTAAAGAAAAACGATTACTATAACTTACTAGCAGACAGTCAAGTATTATTTAATTGTGCCTTGCAAGACTGGGTAAGCAATACAGTAAGCGAAGCAGATACATTAGGTACACTTACATTATATCCAGCATATAGAAGTTTCCCAGAAGTGTTTGCTAACAATGGCAGACACTTGTACGTTCCTTGGAGCATGGAAGACTGTATTAGTAAACTGTCTAATATGTTTGATGATATTAATACAGATAACCTAAGCGAATATAGTTTAGGTAAGATAAGCGATTATCAAAATGGTACAATAGAAAGAACACTTAAAGTAATATCTGGTTTAGGTCTAGAGCAACAAAGAGACAGACAGCATTACAGAAGACAAGTAGCAAAGGCAAAATATGATTGAGATTATCCAGATAGCATTTGGTATAGTATTTCTTTGCTTCATGGCATATGGCTGTTGGATTAGTAGTGTTATGTTAAGTGAAAGAAGTATTCTAAGAAAGTATACTGGTGAATATTATGACTTTGATATAGATGAAAAATTAAAAGAAATGGGTACTACTAGACAAGAAGTATTAAGAAAGGATTCACAATGAGTAACATTAAAAAGGCTGTATTATTTTTTATTTTAGCAATAGGATTATTGCTGATAACGTTACCAGCAAATGCAACAGGCAATGCCAAGTTTGGTTGGACACAGATTAATAGTGATACAACTACATTAAAATTCAGTGTAGATCACGAGTGGGATAATCCTATTATTGACTATGTAGTTGAAACTGACTATGTTTACAAAGAACAAGAAGATGTAGTTAAAATGGATAAGTTTAGCATAATTGGTAAAGCAAATAAAGACATCACATCTAAGTATTATGCATTCAGTGTAACAAGTTATGACAGTGATAAATTAAGAGCATCTGGAGATAGAATAGTAACTGGTGGTGGCCTTGGTATAAAAGTTTTTAGAAATGACAATTGGAAAATAAGTCACGAAACGTCAGTTGCATACTTAACTACTGATGAAGTGGACGAAGCAATACTTAGAAATAGTTTATGGATATTTTATAAACTAAATGACAGTTTAAATATTACCAACAAACTACTTAATGAAACTGGAACAGATACATATTTGCGTAATGAAACAGCAATCAATTACAGTTTAAATGATAAAGTGTCGCTGGGATTTAGTAATACATACACTGAAGACCCGGTTAACAATAATGTATTAAGTGTTACAATAGGTGTTAAGTGGTAATAATAGTAATTAAAGAACATAGTCCAATTGGACATGTAGTTTTGAAGGAAGTACCTTTAGAATTAAACAACGAAGGTAATACTTCATAACGAGGAAGAAAGAATGGCGACAGGAAAAGTAAAATGGTTTGATACCAGCAAAGGTTTTGGATTTATCACACCAGACGACGGCAGTAAAGATGTGTTTGCACATCATACAGCAATACAAGGTGAGGGATATAAATCTCTATCAGAGAACCAAGAAGTAACATTTGATGTTGAGCAAGGTGCGAAAGGACCACAAGCAAGTAACATCAGATAAGTGAGAGTGAGGATAATATGAGAAGTATTTGGGTAACATTTAGTAAAGAAGGTATACATAAGTATCCTGCGGCATTAGAAGATCCTAATCTAGCAACAGGCGATGAGTATGATGTTAGTTTTTTAGGCTATCCTCACAGACACATCTTCCACTTTAAAGTGTGGATTGAAGTGTTTCATGACGATAGAGATATAGAGTTTATACAGTTTAAAAGATGGTTGGAGAACTTATACAAAGAAGATATAATCCAACTTAATAACAAGTCCTGCGAGATGATAGCAGATGATTTGTTTGAAGCGATCAATGATGAATATCCAGGTCGTTACATAAAGATTTCAGTAGCCGAAGATAACGAAAACGGTTGCGAAATGGAGTATCCAGTTGAAGATATGGATGGTCCATACTTTGGAGATACAGACGCAATAGACGATGTATTTGATAATTTGTTGAAATGAATAGTGTAATTGGTATTAATGGTTCTGTACATCCGCTATACAGCGGTGCTTATATAGAAAATAGAAGTCTTGGTATTTTACATTTACCAAAGAATGCTTCATCGTCAATAAGACGTGCATTAAAACCAATAACTAATAAAACTGAAGTAATCCTAAAGGATTTTAACATAGATAAATTTTGTGTGATACTAAGAGATCCAGTAGAACGATTTATAAGTGCTGTAAATATGTATTTGCATAATAGAAATTTTTCAAGTTATTCTAATTATGTAGATATTAGAAAAGAAGATAACAAGCATAGTATATTTAAAAGCAACAATGCACATTTTTTTTCGCAGAATACTTTTTTAGAAGGATTAGATTATAATAAAATTGATTTCTTTTGGCTAAACAAAGATATAATTGGTGATTTAAATAGTCATTATAATTTAAATATGGAACCTAGTCACGTGAATCAATTCGGTAAAATAGTAACCGGTGTTGATATTAACATTGTTAAAGATGTTTATAAAGAAGATTATGATTTAATTGATTCTGTAAAGTTCATCAATAAGGTAGATAATGGAAACATCAGTTGATAACAAATATACAAACTGTATGCCAGGCGACTGTGTATACAACGCAAAAGAGGACATTGCATTCTTGTTAGTACCTAAGTGTGCTACAAGTATAATTAGAGATCATGAGAAAACAAACAATGATTGGTCTAGAATTACATTATGGGAAGAAAAAAAATGCCCAAGTAGGTTTATAGTGATTTTAAGAGATCCAATAGAAAGATTTATCAGTACTGTTAATATGTACTTAGGTTGGAGAGAGGTAGAGCCTCAAACAAACTATGTTACTTTTAATTTTAGTGATGAAGGATTTTATTTAGAATCTAATGATGCTCATTTTAAGCCACAAAAAAGTTTTTTAATCGATATGTTTGACATTATAAAAAAATATAATGCCAATCCTATCATAGATTATTTTTATTATAACAAAAATATTTATAATCAAATCAATGATGAATATGGTTTCAACATTGACGCAACAAAACGTTTGATGCAATCAATAGATATTGTTAATAACGTTAATGAATCAGTAGTTAGGCAGGCATATAGAGCCGATTACGATTTAATTAAATCTGTACAATTTAAAAACATATAGGAGATAATTATGACAGAGACACATTTAAAAATCAAAGCACTCTTTGAAGAGTATGTAAGTGAAAACGAAAAATTTAAAGAAGGCCAAGGCGTAAAAGCATCGGCAACAAGAGCAAGGAAGGCATTAATGGAAATTACTAAACTAGCGAAAGTTAGAAGAGGTGAGATTCAAGACGCAAAAAATAATGCCTAACATTAAACGTATTCCTTTCACTGAAAAGAGAGGAAACAAGGAAACAGTAATTCAACCTACTAACTCCAAACCAGCAGGATCTTTAACAGATGTTGTTGATGAGGTAGAAGATTGGGGAGGATTACTAGATCCAAAGGAGGAAAATAAAGATGAGTGAAAAACCAACAGTTGTTATTACAGGTGGTCTTGGTTTTATTGGTGCACAGGTAAGTAAAACTTTTGCTAACAATGGATATGACGTAATTGTTATAGATTCCAATACGAGTAGGAAGTGGGCATTACCAGAAGGTGCTACTTTATTTCCACATGAATTTCAGGCTACAACTACGGCAGGCATATTAGAAATGATGAAACCACAAGCGGTTATTCATTTAGCGGCAAGCCATGTTGTTCCTGATAGTATAATTGATCCTGGCAAGTATTATAAAAATAATGTGTCAGGCACTCAAACATTACTAGATATGTGTGTTAAAGCAGGAGTTAAGAACTTTATCTTTAGCGGTTCTAGTAGTGTGTATGGTGAAAGAGAAAGCAGAGAACCATTTGCTGAGACTCTTACACCAATGCCAATGAGTCCGTATGCAATGAGTAAGTACATGACAGAACTTATGTTAGAAGATTACAGCAAAGCATACGGGTTAAATTATATCAGTACAAGATATTTTAATGCCGCTGGTGCAGACCCAGAAGGTAAAAATGGTTATACACAAGAACCAGCAACTCATGTAATGCCTATCATTATTGATAAAATTACAAATGACGAGGTATTTAATATTTGTGGCGATGATTACGATACTAAAGACGGTACTTGCATTAGAGATTACTGTCATATACAAGACATAGCAAATGCTAAACTAAAAGCAGTAGAGCATTTAAGCAATGACGGTGAAAGTGGTATTGTAAACTTAGGCTCTGGTACAGGATTTAGTATTCATGATTTAATAATTTCAGCACAAAACGTTGTTGGAAAAAGTTTAAAATATGAAGTAGGTCCTAGAAGAGCAGGAGACCCATCGTACTTATGTGGAGATATTTCTAAAGCCAAAACATTATTAGATTGGGAACCAACATATTCATTAGATGATATGTTTGCACATTCTAAGTTTTGGGTAGACAATAAAAATAAGGTTATTAAGAATAAATGATAGGAAAACGTAAATCTGTAAATGTTATTAATAGAACAGGCACCCCAGTTATGGCAGTTGTGGGTGCGATCGGTAAAGGCGATGAGTTAAATTTAATTAAAAAGAAATTTCCTATAACCGACAAGGAAATAATAGATGTTATACATTTCTTTTGCAATAACGTAGATTTTGACCAAAGTCATTTATCTGTGTTCAAAGCAGTTGAATTTGATACTGATAAAATATCAGTGCAACTTGACGAGATATCTGCAGAATTTTACTTAAGAATGTTAAACAGATATATTTTTAAATATAAGAAACTAACTGACTTTGATGATATGCTGGCAGACGGTCTTAAAATGACATTTGGTGTTGTTTTAAAACTAAGCAATAAGTTACTTGACGAAACATATAATATATCAGGAGATAGCGATGTGTTAAATCCTGTATTAGATGCTGGTTTCTATAAAGAACTTAAATTGTTTTTAGAGTTTACTAAGAGAAACATAGTTGAAGAAGCCGCTAAAATTAACTTAAATGATTTTGATAAAGTAGAATTTATCCTATTAGAAAATGATTTTGAAAGATAGGTTGACTTCAACCAGAAAAAGTGGTATAATAAAAGCATGGAAAAACTATATTATAGTTGGGACGATTTAAACAGAGATTGTAGAATTATTGTGCGAGAAATGGCACACGAAAGTTACAAGCCTGAAGTTATTATTGGTCCCGGTAGAGGAGCATATCCGTTTGGAGTAATGATGAGTCATTACTTTGAAGTGCCATTCGAAGCATTCAGATGGCAAACAAGAGACGGAGCAATCGAAGATTCAGAGACATTAAGACACATTTTATCTAAATACAATGATAAACGTGTTTTAGTCGTAGATGATATTAATGATACAGGAACAACACTACAAGGTATTGACAATGTTATCAGAAACTATGTAGCAGATAATAGCAACATGATGCAACATGCACATCAAGATATTATGTTTTCTACATTGTTTGATAAAGAATCTAGTAGTTTTAATAACGTTGAATTTACTGCTAATAATGTATTACCAGATCAAGAACGTTGGATAGTGTTTCCGTATGAGGAGTGGTGGAGATGAGAACAGCAGAAATAGTAAACATTGATGGTACTGGTTATATAGTACATCTGTTAAAGAACGGTAATGCATTTGGTAAGATTGATGTTAGAGATAAATCAATTCACTATGCACAAGACGTAGCAGAGAATTGGGAAAATGGAATTTTGAGGGACGACAATGAGTACATTAAAAAGCCTGAGCAATCATCTTAAAGTCTTAGAAACAAGACACAGAGAGTTAGATAAAAAAATTGCTGATGATTACGATCATCATATGGATGATACAGTATTAGCAAACGAAAAGATTGAGAAACTTAATCTTAAAAGAGAAATTGAAGAACTGAAGGAACAAATTAAGGAGTTAGAAGATGGCAGTTAGTGATACAATTAAACAAAGGCTACAGGAAGCCGGCGATAGGTTTTGGGCAGGAGATAATATCTCAGCACATATTAAAGAAGGTGAGAAGCAACAACTGATTGATGAACTTACACCTAAGTTTGAAGCCGTGTTAGATGGTCTAGTTATTGACATTGAGAACGACCCTAACAGTAATAACACAGGCAGACGTCTTGCTAAGATGTATATCAATGAACTGATGAGTGGCAGGTATGAACCTATACCAGCCGCAACGGCTTTCCCTAATGATAGTGACGATAGATACGAAGGCATGTTAGTAGTGCGTAGTGAACTTACAAGTATGTGTTCACATCATCACCAGATTGTTAGAGGTGTAGCATACATTGGTATTATTGCCGCAGACAAACTAATTGGATTAAGCAAGTACACAAGAATTGCACAATGGTGTGCTATGCGTGGAACACTTCAAGAAGAACTTGCTAACGACATTGTTAGAGAAATACAAAAGGCAACTGGTGCCGAGCACTTAGGTGTTTATGTACAAGCCACACACGGTTGTGTAGAGAACAGAGGTGTTAAGGCACATAGCAGTCTTACACAAACAACTGTTCTTAAAGGTGCGTTCAAAGATGACGCAGGTACAAAGAAAGAGTTTATGGACAACATCAAATTACAACAACAATATTCTTGCGATAAGTAATGACATTAAAGTATAGCGAAACATTTTATTCAGCACAAGGGGAAGGCCAGTATGTAGGTATCCCTAGTCTGTGGATGAGATTCTTCCTATGCAATTTACAATGTAATGGTTTTGGTCAAAGCGATCCTACTGATCCTAGCACATATGATTTACCATATGAGAAGTTAGATATCACAGACATTACTAATGTATTTGATTTGCCTGTGTTTGAAAAAGGTTGTGACAGCAGTTATACTTGGAGCAAGAAATATAAGCATTTGATTACTGATAAGACTGTAGACGAGGCTGTAGACGAACTTACAGCACTACTACCGCATGGTAAGTTTGTACACCCAGTTACACAACAAAACGCACACATGGTGTTTACAGGCGGCGAGCCAATGCTTAAAAACACACAACCTGGCATGATGCATGTCATAGAAGAGTTCAAACGCAGAAACAATCAGCCTATGAATGTTACTGTGGAAACAAATGGCACAAAGCCTATCACAGATGAGTTTGCTGAATACATACAACGTGAATATCCAGCATGGGCTAATGGTTCTGAATGGTATTGGAGTTTAAGTCCTAAACTGTGGAGTACTGCTGGTGAGAAGAACAAGAAAGCAATTAAACCTGAGGTAATAGGCAGATATGCTGAAGTAAGTCCAGTAGGTCAATTGAAGTATGTGGTAAATGGCACAGATGAAAGTTGGAGAGAAGTTGAAGAACACACTAAAGCATTTAGAGATGCCGGCTGTAACTTCCCTGTATGGATTATGGGAGTTGGCGGCACCTTTGAAGGCCTAGTACAAACAGAGGCAAGTATAGCCGACGAAGCCATACAACGTGGCTACAATTATACAAGCAGAGTTCACGTACACATATACGGTAACGCAATAGGAAAATAGAATGGAAGAGTTTTTTCACAAACATATTATTAAATTTACAATTCTAGTCACATTACCTTTATGGGTAGCATGGGCAATGGCTGATGATATAGTAGGATACAGTGAACACGGTGTTGCTATTACTAAAGAAGATGTACAAGTCAAAACTATTAATGTAAGACATATTAAAGGTTGGTCATGGAATAGTAAACAAGATCATCTTGTACTAAGAATGAATGGAGGTAGACGAGTTATTATTGAATTTTATAGTAGATGTTGGGACATTAATTTTGCTAATCAACTATTATTTAATTCATTTGGTTCGATGTCTTTTATTTCGATAGGTGACACAGTTACTCCGGTAACATTTGGTAGAAAATCAATGATGCCATGTCGAATAAAAAAATTATATGAAATGGTACCAGCATAATGTATCAGTGTTTTATTTGCAGTGAGATAGTAAACTTTTTAGATATAAAATATCATACTGCTGATAAAACTAAAATATTCTGTGGTGCTAGTTGTAGCCTAACATACCACCAACAATTAAAGGAGAAAGAAGATGGCGAATAAATTTAAAGATATGATGGACCCTAAGTTATGGTTCAAGAGTGAAAAGGATAGGCGTATTGCTATTGCAAATCGTGACCTTACAGGTGGCGAGTTAGAAAAAGAACTAGCAACAATTGACGATAAACCATATGTAAACGTATTACAAATGGATGTCGATCCAATTAATCCTAAAAAAGGCTTTGTTGAACTTGACTTTAACGAGCAATTTGTTACAATGTTACAAACAAACGGATACACTGGTAAAAGCGATGACGACATTGTAAACAGTTGGTTTAACGATTTATGCAGAACTATACTACAACAGGAAATGGCTGATATGGACTTTGGTATGGAACAAGCCGTACCTGGTGCTGATGTTATAACAGTAAGAGACAACGACAAAGAAGCGAAGAAATAATGAAATATATCTTAGTTGACACACTTAACATGTTTTTTAGAGCAAAGCATGTAACTGCTCGTACAAGCGACATTGATATGAAAGTTGGTATGGCAATGCACATTATGTTTAATAGTGTTAAGAAAGTGTGGAGAGAGTTTGACGGTGATCATGTTGTATTTTGCTTAGAAGGCAGAAGTTGGCGTAAAGACTTCTATGAGCCTTATAAGAAGAATAGAAAGGTTACTATGGATCAAAGGTCTCCTAATCAACAAGAAGAAGACGAAATATTCTTTGAAGCATACGAACACTTTATTGAATACTTAAAAACTAAAACTAATTGTACTGTATTAAGACAACCAGAATCAGAAGCAGATGACTTAATTGCAATGTGGACACAAGAACACCCAAATGACGAACATATTATTGTTAGCACAGACAGTGACTTTTATCAACTTATAAGCAATAACATTAGTCAGTATAATGGTGTAACAGATCAAATAGTAAAGATAGATGGCATATACGAAGCAAAGACTATGAAACGTGCTATTGATAAAAAGACACAAGAGCCTAAAGCAGTACCAGATCCTAAATGGTTACTGTTTGAAAAGTGTGTGAGAGGCGATACATCAGATAATATATTTAGTGCATTTCCAGGTGCTAGAAAGAAAGGCAGTAAGAACAAAACAGGTATGTTAGAAGCATTTGCTGATATGGATCGCGGTGGGTTTGATTACAATAACTTTATGTTACAACGATGGGTAGATCACAATGAAGAAGAGCACAGAGTAATTGATGATTTTGAACGCAATAGAATACTTATTGATCTTACACAACAACCAGATGAGATTAAAACTGCTATCAAAGAAGTATTTGTAGAATCAGCAGATAAAGAAAAAGTAGCAAACGTAGGTATTCATTTTATGAAGTTTTGTAACAAATGGAATATGCCTAAACTTACAGATGCCGCAACAGAATTTGGAGAAATACTTAACGCATGTCAGAAACAATAAGAAAGATATGGGATGCCATTAAGTACGGACCAGAAGAGAAGTTGATTACATTTGAATCACCTGATAAAGGTAAAACAGTATTCCAGTGTACTTCAACTACAAATAAAAGAACAGGACGGATAACAAGACAACGAGAGTTGATTAAAGAAGGAGAATGTGATGAATAAGAAAGCAACAATTAAAAAGGTAGATGATGCTAGTTGGTTAGTAATAGATCAGCACCGCGGAAACGTAGGTGTATTGTATCAAAATATACAAGGTGATTACGAATATCTCGCCAGTGATATCAAAGAAAAATTTAAAAGTGATAAAGCAGTAGAAAAATACTTTGGTGCTAGAGTGTTTCAACAGAAAACTGTTGAAAGTGCAATACAACCAGATAAGATGTTTATTGCTGGATTTGAAATACCGTTTCCATCACCAGAACTTATATCACCTGATCACCCTGAGTATACTAGAGATATTCCATTATTCAGTAAAACAGCAAACAGTGATGTATTGTATGCCGCAGGTTGGTATGCTATTAACTTTGAGAAAGGTTGGAAACATGGTTACTGTCCTAAAGCAAGTACATTATTTCAATATGGTTATGAAGGACCATTCAATACCAAAGACGAGTTAAGATTCAGACTCAAAGAACTTAATAAGATCAAGAGAAATGAAATTAAATACTCTGATTGAAAATCTCAAATACTATAAGTCTATTGGAAGTACTCAAGTAACATTAGATATCAGTGATTTACTAGAAGCATTAAATGATGTATCTAAAGTAGACGAAATAAAGCCGAAGAAAAGTTTAACATTAGATGCTGACGGTGGCAAATTTTAAAGGTTATACATTGACTGAGCAACACGGAAAGTCTGGATTTGAAATAGGCCAGTACAATGCCAAGTATAAATACAATTACCAAATGCCAAGTTACGGCATTGGGCATGGACACTTGCAATGGTGCGAGAATAACATACTAAATGGTTATGGTTGGTGGTTTAAACGTACTGTACCGTATGTGACTGAACCACACAAAGACGACAGAGCCTATGTTAGTTTTAAAACCAAAGAGGATCATGCTAAATTTGTATGGTATATGCTTAAACAAGATGAAAATTGATATTTACACAAAAACAACATGTCCTTATAGCACAATGGCTAAACAAGTATTAGAACTTAATGGCTATGAATTCAAAGAAACAGTACTAGATGACAATGATAAACGCACACAATTTTATGAAAGTTGTGGAGAAAACGTTAATACTGTACCACAAATATTTGTAGACGGAGAAAGAATAGGCGGTTTCCAGCATCTTCTGACATCAAATTTAATTAGTTAAAGTATGTTTTAACTGTATTTTTGATAAATAAAAGTACAGGAGACATACATGAGTAGACCAAAACCAAAAGTAATTTTAGAGCATCACGACACTACAAATTATAAAACTGAGCAGGTACTAGCGGCTGGAAATGTTTTTAGTGTGTTCTTTCAAGGTTCACCAATTAATCTAAGAACAATGCATTCTTACTTAGATTACCCTGGACCAAAGTATAAGAAAACTAGTTTTTCTAATCCTGGACATGCATTTAACTTAGCAGAAAGGCTTAATAGACAATTTAACACAGAAGAATTTTGTGTAGTTAAATTAGAAAGTGGACCTATAGTAAGTGAAGATGAAGTCAAAAATGGCAATTCAAAATAGTTTACAATATAAAATAGTAGATAAAATCAAACAAGAATTAGACATTAGTCAGTATTCTGTACTTGACATAATGCCTTTGTTTTTTAAAAATCATAGGATTAGAGGTAATAAGGTTATTGGAGTTAGGCTTACTAAGTATGGTTTAACACTTATGGAAAAGAGTTTTACTTGCTATAACTTTAAACTAGACAACTTTAAACTGTCAAACAAAGCAGTAGTTAAACTAGATCAAACTATGCAATGGCCTTACTTTGTAGACAATAAAAAGTTAGTGTTGTTTAGCGAAAAGGATTCTATTATACTTAAACTAAAAGGGCAGAACTTGGAGAAATGGTTACAAGGTCTCCGCAAACCAAAAAATCTCAATATTGACGACTCTTCTGAGTAAATATTAATGTAACAGAAAGTTACATTACACATACACACACAGGAGAATAAAATGAGTAATAGCAAAAGCGGGTTCGAATTACGAACCGAAATTCTAGGTATGGCAATGGGCATGTTGGAAGAAAACAGGTCACAGACTACCAATCAATTCTACGCACAAACGGATGAACAAAGAGCAGGCACACTTTGCCCTATCATTGAGATCACCCCTGAGCAAGTAATTGGTCAAGCAGAAAAACTTTATGAATTCGTAACTGAAGTTAAGTAAGTTCTGTATAGAAGAAAAAGGGTCCTTAAGGACCCTTTTTTAGTGACTCGAATTTAATAAACTTGATGTAATATGTTTTCCATAGTACCAGATTTCATTAATGAGTCGAATTTTTTAAAGTAGTCAGATGCCGTTCCAATCGTTTGATTAGTGAACCTGGCTACTATTCCTAATGGATTCGCCATAGTATTCTCCTTTTGTAATAACCTAACTGCTAGTAGGTTTGCAATAACTTCATCCCTAATGGGCTCTGTTACAGACTATCAAACTCTATGTTACAATTATGTTACAAATGTATTTATCATTTGTGCGAAAATCATACAATTTTTACGGAAATAGGTTGACCATACCCACAAAATTTAGTATAATATATGCATAATTTGTAAAAAGGTAGGAGTTTTTATGTATAAAGTATTTCAAATCAAGTTAAGTGACGAGGTAACAGACTTCGTTAATTCTAATGACAGAGGACACACAGGTGCCGCTGAAAAATATCCTGAGTACAATGCACACATGGAAGTGATGCATGGTGCCGAAGGTTTCAAGGGAGAAATGTTTAATCATTATACCCAAGTTTGCGAAGTTGCTCAATTTGAAGACAGCAACTTAGAAGAAGTATTCAAAATTTTGAATGGTTACTACTTTGATGATGATACTGGTTTTGATCAGTGGTTTGATACATTTGTTAGTGGCTTCAAGATGAAGACTTTCACTAGAAAAGATGGTGAGGTATGTACATATCGTGACATGCACTCTCTTTCAGTAGGCGACATTGTGTATGATTCAGTAGAAGATTCATATAACATTGTTGATAAATGGGGTTTCAAGGACATCACTTCAGATGTTCTTTCAGGTGTTCAACAAACAGCATAATGGAATACGTTGAGTCTTTGGATTATAAACTTCGCTATTTAGATAAGTTCAGTGCTAGGGCAGGTAAACATAATTGGATATCTGACCCTAAGATCTATTCTGATGGCGATGTATTCCTTAGGTTAGAACAGTTGCAAGAACTAGGCTATTTGGTTGAATTAACTTTTAATTTGAAAAATACTAAAGAAAAGGTTGACCTTGGTCATGATTTTTAGTATAATAGTTGTATATTAAATAATTTCGTAGGAGTAATTATATGTCAGATAACATTCGAACAGTAAAACTAAGCAGGGCAAAGAGCCACATCAAACGTGCTTTTAATAAAAAACGTCCTGTATTTATTTGGGGTCCTCCAGGAGTTGGTAAGTCCGACGTACTGGCTCAGATCGCTGAAGAAGGTAACAACCTTTTAATTGATTTGAGAATGGCTTTGCTAGACCCAACAGATATCAAAGGGTATCCTTACAGAGATGAGGACACTAACAAAATGATGTGGGCGGCACCTGCCGAACTACCATCAGAAGAACTTGCTAGCCAGTATGAGACTGTCTTCTTGTTCTTAGATGAACTTAACTCTGCACCTCCAAGTGTGCAGGCAACTGCTTACCAGTTGATCCTTAACCGTAGGGTTGGACAATATGTATTACCAGATAACGTGGTAATTGCGGCGGCTGGTAACAGAGACACTGATAAAGGTGTTACTTACAGGATGCCAAGTCCTTTAGCAAACAGATTCCTTCACTTAGAAGTTGAAGTTAATCATGACGATTGGCAGTCTTGGGCAGTTGATAACGACATCAATCCAGATGTTGTTGGTTACTTGGCTTTTGCTAAACAAGACCTTTTTGACTTTGATCCAAAAAGTTCAAGTAGGAGTTTTGCTACTCCTAGGTCTTGGGCATTCGTTAGCCAAATGCTAGAAGACAGTGACATGACTCATGAAGAGGAAATGGACATTGTTACTGGTTTGGTTGGTGAAGGCATGGCAATCAAGTTTATGAATCACAAGAAGAATGCTTCTAAACTTCCTAAGCCATCTGAAATCCTTTCAGGTAAGGTCAAAGAGTTGAAGAAGTTAGAAATTTCTTCCAAGTATGCTCTTACTGTAGGTATGAGTTACGAATTAAAAGGTATCCAAGATAATGGTGATGAGAAAGAACTTACAAGTTCATTCAATAACTTCATCAACTTCTTAATGGATAACTTTGAACCTGAGATGTGTGTATTAGGTTGTAAAATTGCATTGAGCGAATACGATATCGATGTCGACTTTGCTGATGTAAAACGTATCGATGAATGGGTTGACAGATACGGAAAATACATGAACATTGACTAGTTAGTTCCTGTGTCGCCAGTTACTCCTACAACCTACATAGCGGCACAGACTAAGGGGGGATCTAATCAGGTCCCCCCACCTTTTTCCCAAAATAATAGGTTGACCACACCCAGTTTTTTTAGTATAATATAAGTATAGTTTGTAGGAGAACACACAATGAACAATTTAGCACAAAAAACAGATCAAGTAGTTAAGGACAGATTAATAACTGCTAGAGTGCAATTACTTCTTAAGAATGGTTTCTTTGGTAACTTAGCAACTAGGTTACAATTACAAGAAGCATCTAGTTGGTGCCCGACTGCCGCAACAGATGGCAGATACTTTTTTTATAATACAGAATTCATCCAGTCATTAGATGATGACGAACTTATCTTTTTAATGGGTCATGAGGTTCTCCATAATGTTTATGATCACATGGATAGACGTGGTAATAGAGATCCTCGTCTTTGGAACATAGCAAATGACTATGTTGTGAACATGGACTTAGTTGAAAATAATATTGGTAAGAGAATTACCAAAGTTAATATCTGTTTTGACTACAAATATCAAAACTGGATTTCAGATGAGATATACGACGACTTGTACGAGAACGCAGAAAAGATTACTGAAGAAACACTTGACATGCATTTAGACTTCAGTAATGAAGATGGTGACGGTCAGGGTGCTAAAGGTAAAGGTGAAGGTGGTGATCAACAAGACGGGCCACCAAAGTATTCTAAAGAAGAAAGACAACAGATCAATGACGAAGTAAAAGAAGCCGTAATGAATGCGGCCAAAGGTGCTGGTAACAAAGATCTTCCTAATGGCGTTAGAAAGATGATTAAGGATCTTACTAATCCTGAGTTAGATTGGAGAGAGTTACTTGCTACCAATATTCAAAGTGTTGTAAAGAATGACTTTACATTTATGAGACCTGCTAGAAAAGGTATTGCTGAACACGTTTACCTTCCTGGTATGGACTACGACACAGACTTAGATGTGTTCTGCTTTATTGATAGTTCCGGTTCTATGTCAGATGAAATGCTTAGAGACCTTCTAAGCGAAGTAAAAGGTTGCATGGAGCAATACACTAACTTCAAACTTAGACTTTGTTTCTTTGACACATCTACATACACTATTCATGAGTTCGATTCTACTAACGTAGATGACATTTATGATATTGAAATTGAAGGCGGTGGTGGTACTGAGTTTGATTGTATGTTTGATAGACTCAAAGAGGAAGACATTGTACCACAGAAGTTAATTGTATTCACAGATGGTTACCCATGGGGTAGTTGGGGCGATGAAACATACTGTGATACATTGTTTATAATTCATGGTTCTGGCTACGGTGGCAGAACTCCAGAAGCACCATACGGTGTATCGGTAAAATATAAAGCATGAAGATTCACGTAAGTAAAAAATTAGGCGCAGGTGAACTAGAAGGTTTAAAAGGTACTCTAACCTATGAGAACCTAATGAAAAACAAAATCTGCATTTATTCTAATACAATGGAAGACGATACTATATTTGATTTAGTATCGCACTTCGATGAGTATGGACAAGGTTTACTCTATATGTCTACACTTGGTAGCGACAATATATGGAGAATTTACTTTGAGAACACCGGTGACATGCTTACATTTATAGAGTTAGCCAGAGCACCCAGCAAAAAACCAGATAATATAGGCACAATTGAGTCAGTAGTAGTAAATACTACACATGACGCAGAATAACATTCTATGGTCCTGTAACGAGTGGGATCCCCTTAAAGAAGTAATAATAGGAACGGCCGTAGACGCCAATATTCCTCATGGTGACCTCTCACATCACGCCACCAATTATGCTAATTTAAGTCCTGAAGAGTATGCACAAATGCCTAAGGGTAGATACCCAGAGCATGTATATACCGAAGCAGAAGAGGATTTAGACGCATTGTGTAACGTTCTAAGCAACGATTTCGGTGTTAAGGTACATAGACCTAACCTAAATGCTGTGGACTTTACAGCAAACGTTAGCAACGGCTTATGGGACACTGACCAATACGAAGCATACTGTCCACGTGATAGTGTTACTGTAATAGGTGATAAAATCATAGAAGGTGCTATGAGTTTGAGGGCAAGGTACCACGAAACATTCTTGTTTAGAGACTTATTCCAAGAGAAGATGATGAGTGGTGCTAATTGGTTACAGATGCCTAAGCCACGTTTACAAGATGACTTATTTAAAATACAGCCAGGCAGAGACCCTAGTGTAAACAATAATGAACCTATACTAGACCCTGCTAACCTCATACGCATGGGTTATGATATACTGTATCTTATATCCAATACAGGCAATGAAATGGGTGCTAAGTGGTTACAGAACGCACTAGGACCCGAATTTAAAGTACACATGATGCATGACTTATATAGTTGGGCTCATGTTGACAGTACCATTATGCCACTGAGACCTGGACTAGTAGTTTTAAATGCTAGTAGGGTTGATAAAGATAAGGTGCCTGCTATATACAAAGATTGGGATAAGATTTGGTACACAGAAGAAATGTGTGTAGGACAACCATGCTTGGAAGACTATGCTCCAGCAAGTGCGTGGATTGGTATGAATGTATTAAGTATAGATCCACAGCATGTACTTGTACCAGATGACGAAATACATTTAATGAAAGCCATGGAAAAACATGGTGTAACACCTGTGCCTGTCCAAATGCGTCATATGAGAACACTAGCAGGTGGTCCACATTGTGTGAGCCAAGACCTAGTTAGAGAAGGCAAGTTAGAAAGTTACTGGAAATAGTCATTGACTTGCACCCTTATTTTTAGTATAATATATGTGTATTAAGTAGTTGAGTAGGAGTTATGGAACTTAATTTAGAAAGTTATAAAGGTATACTTGTAGTGGGCGATGTTCACTCAGTATTCTCTGACTTTGCTACTTCATATTCATATGCTCGTAAACACAATTTATATTACCTGCAATTAGGTGATATATTAGATTACGGTCCAAAGCCTTTAGAAACCATGCTGTTAGCAAAAGAAATAATTGATGCTGGGCACGGTACTATTTTACAAGGTAACCACGATAACAAACTTTTTCGTTGGGCAAAAGGCAATGATGTTAAGTTAGGTAAACCTCAAAGAGATACTCTAGCAAGAGTTGACTTTGGTATAGACTTATTTAGAGATCTTGTATTGTACGTTGGTTCACAACAACCATTTTATGCTAGTTACAAAAACTTTTTCTTTACACATGGTGGGGTACATCCTGAGTTTTGGGAAACCAAAAAAATAACTAAGAAGTCTATGGAAAGTGTATTCTTATACGGGCAAGTAGATAACTCAAAACAAGTCGAGTGGAAGGGTCAAATGTATGCTCATAGAGTATATGATTGGGCAGAAGCAATACCCAAAGGGCAAATTGTATTTGTTGGACACGACAGATCACCGTTAAAAAGTGAACCTGATTTCGAAGACAACTTAAAAATGCCTTTAGTATATTACACCAAGAAAGAAGAAAGAGTAATATTCTTAGATACTGGCAGTGGTAAAGGTGGCACACTAAGTGGTGCCAAAATGACCTTTAATAACTACAATCAACTAGGAATTGAGACCTTTTTATCGTTCACATAAAAACATCAGTTAATAAATAATACTTGTAAATTACCATTGGAGGAAAAAATGGCAGATACAGAAAACACAGAGATTGTAAACGATGAAGTTGAGCAATCAGTAGAAGGGGATGCACCTGAGCAACAACAGGCTTCACTAAGCCTAGAGGAACTCAATGCATTATTACAAATCGTTGATTTAGCAGTAAGCAGAGGAGCATTCAGAGGTGCAGAAGCATCGCAAGTAGGTGCTGTCTTTGATAGGTTAAACAACTTTTTAAACATAGTTGCACAGAGTCAACAAGCAGAGGCTGAAGTGGCCAACAATGCAACAACAGAAGCAGAGGCAGAGGCTCCTGCCGAAGGAGAATAATATGCCAAGTATAACAAAACACGTTGCTAAATGGAACGAAAGAAAGTGTCTAGTGCTATTTAGAGAAGTTCCGGGTGAACCAGAAAATGCTCTATTAATTATGTCAGGCGAACTTAGTGCTACTCAACATGATGAATTAATTTCAGTTGTAGATAGCGATGAAGCACAGACAAATAGCGATTTAGCACAGGTCCTAAACGGCAGAAACTTTAGCGATGGTAGAGTAATGTTACAGGCCTTACACGCAGATGGTATGATTACCAAAGCACCTGTAAGCGAAGTTATAATGTTACCTACTCCAAAAGACGAAGTACCATTAACTGCTCTTAATGATTCAATTGCAACAATCGAAGCAGGTAAAGAAGCAGATAAACCTAATCTTGCTGATACATCTGAGATTGATGCTATTAATCAAGTTGAAAGACCTAGACAATTATCAGAAAGAGAAGCAGAAGAACAATTAGGTATTGCAAAGGGTTTATTGGAACAGGCTAATATGATTGAGCAGGATGTTGAAAGAGTTCAACAGCAAATGATTGCAGATGCTAATAGTAAAAGAGAAGAAGCATACGCAAGAGCACCTGAATTAAGGCCAAAGCCAAAACCAGGCAGACCAAAAAAGTCAGCAATATAGAAGGGAGCAATGAGCAAAAGGAAATTAATCCTTACTCACAATTCCCAACTTAGCAACTTCGACAAATTGTTGAAAGATATCTTTACGACAGAGATACCTAATGTTTTTGTCGACAAGATTGTTTTGACTGATAAGAATGGTAACATAAGTGAGCAAACAGGACAACAGATAAATGGACCAATACCATTAAATCCGAGTGTAGTATCACCTCTCTCAAAAATATGGAACCAAGAAACAACATCTGTAGAAGTTTTTCTTAACATTAAAAAAGTAGAAAAATTTGTTACAGGTGAAACAAAAAAATTATTAGATAGATTTGAAGATTAATGTTTTACCTACCAGAACAAGATTTACTTTTTGTACACATACCTAGGACAGGCGGAACCTCTTATAAAAGGTTTTTAGAAAACTATGGAACTAACACAGACATAGAATTATTTGATAATCATAGTCCTGTACAAACTGCATGTTACTTTTTAGATAATGTAGATGCAAATACAAAATTTTCTATTGTAAGAAATCCTTATAGTAGAGAAGTTAGTTTATGGAGATGGGGCAGAGCAGGAGCATTAGCGGCCTCTGATATGAGTTTTGAATACTGGTGCAAATGGAGATTTGAAGGTACACCAAAAGATGCATCTAACTTATTAACATACCTCGATCCTGTAACTGTAACAAGTTTATGGGGTATGCACAAAACACCTCAGATACTTTACCTAGTAGACGAAAATGCAAATTTAAGAGTAGACTACATAGGATGTTATGAACGTTACGAAGACATTTATAATTTTACTAGAAAGAAGTTTCATGAAGATTATGGTTATGTAAAACATGTTGCTATGCAAAATACTACACCTTGGACTAGAAAACTTAATCAAAGCGAAATGGATTGGCGACTAATTTATGAGCAACAAGATAATACACAAGAAGTATTAGATATGGTGTATAACTTTTATGATTGGGATTTTGAAACATTTGGTTATAATAGAGATTGGATGGTTGAAGATGATTCCCCAAGTCGTAATGTTGGTCATTTACCAAAACCTAGTTCTGATGCCTATATAGATATAATGCAGAACTGGCCACTCAAACAGTTTTATGGCAATAGAAAAATACTACTTGCTGATGCATTAAGTTATAGATTTATGCCAGAAGGCAAAAATAGAGGTGTATTTTTACAAAATACTATTGGTCTTAAAATAGGCGATGTTACTCTAAGAGGCGACTAGTGCCACAAGCCTACGATCCAACCGAACCTAGATATTCACAATGGCATAAAGTATTTGCATGGAAACCACGCAAATTATCTAATGGTAAAACAATATGGTTAAAGTTTTTATATAAAAGAAGCATTACTATAGACTGGATGCCACCTACATATCCTGCTAAAAAGTACTTCAAAACGCAATACACTGACATAGATGGTGTAATAAAAGACAAATTAATCCAGAAAAACCGGTAAAAAAGGTTGACCTTGACCCAGTATTTTAGTATAATAGTTGTATAAATTAAAAAGGTAGGAGAGTTTAATTATGCAAACATTAGTAATACAAACCCAGTACAGAGAAAACTATGCCGCACATGACAGTGGTTATGAGCATGGCGTAAGCGAAGCACACTGGAAGTACAAAGGTGGTTGCACTTATTTCGTAACTGATCTTACTCCTGGGCAAATCAACAAGATTGCTCATAAAGGTATTCCAACTTTAACCAAACTTATTGAAAGCAAAAACGAGGCTTTTGAAGAATATATCCTGGATTGGGAGATCCGTGAACTTGGTAAAAATGGCGACGGCAAGGGTCCAATTTGTGAGCCTTGGGAAACACCCGTAGAGTTCTTTTATAAGGACGGGTGGAAATGTCGTACCCATCACACTCCCAGTCCTGAATATACTCATTTTGCTCCAAGCATTATTGGTAAGGCTGAGCAATGGACACCTGGTTTTGGTAACACTAGGACTGACTATGCATGTCAGTTTAAAACTGCTAATGGCTGGTTTGATCAGAAAGATCCGCAACTGTTAAAACAAGTTCAGGAGGTGGCATAATGATTAAAGATAGAAATACAACTGTTCTTGCTAGTGACTACCAAAGCACAGAGCAACTGAAAAAATTCCTTGTACATTGTACAGGTGCTAAATTAACTCCAGTTGCTAATAACACTGATGCATTTTGGATTACTGGTGACAGCAGAGGAGAATACTACGAGAAGAAATACTTTAAGGTAGTGTTTGGAAATGTCACTGAAGAGTTTAGAGCAGGTAAGCCAACCAAGTCAGGTTATGGATTTGACATTCAAGCAACAGGCGATTACAGAGCATGGGCATTGATGGGTGATTTTCGTAAAATGATCAGTGAAGCAATGGCTAACTACAAGGCCAAAACAACACCAGAAAATGTGGCAAAATAGGTTGACCATTAGTACCGTTTTTAGTATAATAGTTATATAATTAAAAAGGTAGGAGTTTTTATGAAACCATGGAATGTAATACAAGAGTTAGAGAGCAACAATAGTTCTCTATTCAAGCAAGACGTAATCAAAGCAAACATTGATAATCAAGAGTTTATCACTGGTGCTACTATGTGTCTTGATCCTCTTGTAACTTTTGGTGTCAAGCAAGTACCTACAACAGACACAGACGGTCCAGGTGTTAGTTGGGATTTATTTAAGTCATTAGCAGACAAACTAATTGCCAGAGACTTAACTGGACATGCGGCAAGAGATGCCATTCAAACAATAGCAGACCATAGTACAATAGAGCAATGGAACGATTGGTACAGACGAATACTAATCAAAGACTTGCGTTGTGGTACTGGTGCTAAACTGTTTAACAAAGTAGCAAAGGATACTATTCCTTTGTTCGGGTGTATGTTAGCACATGACGGTGCTAAACATCCTAAGAAGATCACAGGAGAATGTTTCATTGAATATAAGTACGACGGTGTGCGTGTTATTGCTATTGTGCAAAATGGCGATGCTACTTTATATAGTAGGAACGGAAAACTATTGGAAAACTTCCCACACATTAACGAAGCACTCAGCAAGTCAGAGTTCGAAGGTCTTGTATTTGATGGCGAGGTAATGAGCGAAGACTTCCAAACACTTATGAAGCAAGTGCATAGGAAAGAAGGTGCTCAAACTGAGGACAGTTACCTAGCAGTATTTGACATGCTCACACTAGATGAGTTCAATGCTGGATGGAGTGGAATAAGTGCCAAAGAGCGAAGAATTAGGCTAACAACAATTAGACCACTATTTAATTATAGAATCCAATTAGTTGCGGCGACACTAATGGACTTAGATACTGAACAAGGACAAGCAGAGTTCAAAGAGATGAACAAAGTTGCGTTAGAAGAAGGCTATGAGGGTCTAATGGTAAAGCCTTCTAATGCTCCGTATCAATGTAAACGTAGTCATGCATGGTTAAAGATTAAGCCATTCATTGAAGTAACTCTCAAAGTGGTAGCACTTGAAGAAGGTACAGGAAAGAATGAGGGTTTGCTAGGCGCACTAGTTGTCGAAGGTGAAGATGACGGTAAGTTCTTCCACCTTAATGTAGGTAGTGGACTTACAGATGAGAACAGAGAACAAATTTGGGCAGACCAGGACAATGTGATTGGTCAGTTAGTTGAGATAAGAGCAGATGCGGCAACTCAAAGCCAAGACGCAGATGAAACATGGAGCCTAAGGTTCCCAAGGTTTAAGACCTTTAGAGGTTTTGAACTAGGAGAGAAATTGTAATGTACGACAAACCAGAAAACAGACAACTGTCTAGAAGGGAAAGGATTTTACTTGACCCGCTTGGTGCTAGTAACAAAAGCGATAAGGCTAAACGAACTAAAGACGAGAAAGAAGGTTCGTTTTATGGCTACAACGAAAAAGCGGATAACTACTACCCAGGACTAGACGACTAATGCCTAATTGGTGTAGTAATCATATTGTAATAGAAGGACCTACAGATAAGGTCGAAGCAATATGGAGTAAAGCAAGTGATGAATCTGATGAAGGATTATTAAGTGCCTTACACCCAATCGGAGAATGGGATTATCATAAAGCAATTGATGAATGGGGTACTAAATGGGACGTACCTATAACTGATAGTAATTTAGAATTAGAAAAAATCAATGACAGCACTTCTGCTATTGTTGGTTACTTTGAAAGTGCCTGGTCCCCACCTTTAAATGCTATCATGCATTACGAACAGGCTAATCCAGATGTTGATATACATTGTATGTATTATGAACCTGCAAATGACTTTGTTGGTTCTAATCACTATGGTGATTTTGAAATATCTAGTCAACCTAGAAGTTTTTGGGAAACAGATTCAGCAGGACAAGATTTAGATGGAACTTTCTA